TCAGCCCGGCTCCCCGATGTCCCAGTTCGAGACCAGCAGCTCCGGCCGGGCGGCGCCGTTGCCCCTGGCGCTGCCGCTGATCGAATAGGTGGTCGTCACTTCGGCGATCCGGAACCGGCCGAAGATCGCGCGGATCTCGGGCACGTCGTTGATCGACAGCAGGAACCGCCCCTGCAGCCCAGCCAGCCGCTCGGCCATCAGCCCGAAGTCCTCGCGCCGGAACAGGCCGCGGCCGTAGTCGGTCTCGGATCCCCAGTACGGCGGGTCGAGGTAGAACAGCGTCTCCGGCCGGTCGTAGCGGACGAGGAAGTCGGCCCAGTCCAGGCACTCGACGATCACGCCGGCGAGCCGGCTGTGCAGATCCTCCAGCATCGGCTCCAGCGTGGTCAGGTTGAACCGCCCCGGCCGCTGCGGGTCGACGCCGAAGTTCCGCCCGCTGACCTTGCCGCCGAAGGCGGTGCGCTGGAGGTAGAGGAAGCGCGCCGCCCGTTCCAGATCGGTCAGCGTGTCGGGATCGGTCGTCACCAGGCGCTCGAACTCGGTGCGGGTGGTCAGCTGGAAGCGCAGCGTGTCGAGGAACTGCGGATAGTGCCGCTGCAGGATCCGGAACAGGTTGGCGACGTCCCGGCCGCGGTCGTTGATCACCTCGGCCCGGGGGCGCGAGCTGCGGCGCAGGAAGATCCCGGCCATGCCGACGAAGGGCTCGGCATAGGTCAGGCAGGGGCTGCGGTCGAGGATGGCGCAGATCCGGCGGGCAAGGTTGCGCTTGCCGCCGATCCAGGGCGCCACGGGCTGCAGCGGGATGACGGGTGTTAATGGATTCTCCATCCGAATCGTGCCTTTTCGGCGACGCCCGCAGGGGTGCGGGAGCGGCCATGATCTAACTGTGGTCGGTGGGGGAATGATCGCCATCCTTGCCCCATGTCGGAGGGTGGTTGCACACCCTCTGGCCTCCCGGTTGAAGCTCAGCCGGTCATGCCGTGCCCTTCCTGCCCCGGAACGAGGTCACGAGGCCGCCCTGGTCGAGCTGGTGGCTGACGCTTTCCAGATGCCACGCGCCGTTCAGCTCGGGACGGAGCCTCATCATGACGGCGTCCTGCGGTTCTGCTTGTCCCTGGGCGTGCGACGCCGGCGGATGCGCTTCAGGAAGAGCTGGTCTGCGAGGCTCATGTGCATGCACCGACGGCGTGCCGCGGACCTGCGGGCCGCGAGGGTGTAGGCCGTACCGGGCCACATGCCCAGTTCGTCGAAGATCTGCTGCGCCGTCATCAGGCCATGCCCAGGGCGGACTTGTAGAGGTCGAGGATCGTCTCTTCCTCGGCCAGGTCGTCGGGCTTGCGCTTCCGAAGCGCGATCACCTTCTTCATCACCTTGGTGTCGTAGCCGCGGCCCTTGGCCTCGGCCATCAGCTCGGCCTGCTGCTCGGTGACGTCCTTCTTCTCCGCCTCGAGCTGCTCGTAGCGCTCGATGAACTGGCGCAGCTCGTCTGCGGTGACATTGTAGGTCTCGACGGGGTCAGACATCGGATACTCCATTACACTCCCAGGATCTGCGTCAGAAGAACGCCGTAACGCGCAGATAGCCGTCTCCGCCGGCGCCGCCGGCGCCGCCCACCTCGGGCAGGGTGCCTGCGCCGCCGCCGCCACCACCGCCACCGGGATAGCCGCCGGCTTGCCCGCTCGCACCCTCTCCTGACGGGTAGGCGGCGCCAGACCTGCCGCCGTCGCCGCCATATCCGGGCCGCGGCGATGCGCCGCCGATGCCGCCGGAATTGGTGACGTTGATTTGCCCGGCCAGGATCGCCGATCCCATGCCGCCGGGCTGCTCGAACTGGTAGGTCATCGAGCCGGCACCGAACCCGCTGCCGCCCCCACCGCCCCCGGGCCGCAGGCCACCGCGCAGGCCGGCACCGCCAGCACCAGTGGAGCCGGCGCCACCTGTCGCGGTGTACGCCGAGCCTCCGGAATGAATTTCGCCAAGGCACGGTCCGCCCAGCCCACCGGAGCCGCCGGACGTGGTGCCCGGATTGCCGCCGCGGGCGCCGGCCAGGTTGTAGTCACCGAAGACCGTGTTTCCCCCGGCATCGCCCGCCGCACCGTTGCCCGTCGCCGAGCGGGCGACCCCACCTGCACCACCGGCCCCGACGCTGTAGGCAACTTCGGACCCAAGGGTATCCGCGGGGATCCAGACCTCGATCCGGCCACCGCCGCCGCCACCTCCACCACCGCCGGCGGCGGTGGTGCTGTCGGCCCTCACGCGGCCGGAACCTCCGCCACCCCCGCCGGAGATCAGCACGACATGCAGCATCACCGCGCCGGCAGGAACAGCATAGGTGCCCGAACCGGACAGCGCCTCGAACACCTGCGCGGGTGTCCCCGACCCGGCAGGTCCCGGCGCGCCTTGATCGCCCGCGTCTCCCTTGGGGCCTTGAATGCCCTGCGGTCCCTGCGGCCCCGGGGCACCTGCCGGACCGGGATCGCCCTGAGGACCGGCGGGACCGATCGCCCCGGTGTCGCCCTTGTCTCCCTTGTCGCCCTTCGGTCCCTGCGCACCGGCGGGGCCAGGGATGCCCTGCGGGCCGGGCGCCCCATCGGCACCGGCAGGCCCGGCAGGCCCTTGCGGGCCGGGCGCCCCATCGGCACCGGCAGGCCCTTGCGGGCCGGGAGTGCCATCCATGCCGCTGGTTCCGGCCGGCCCGGCGGCACCCGGCGGCCCCTGGACCCCGAGTGTCTGGATCGCCAGCGCCGGCGGCCCTTCGGCCACGATGGTCAGGACCGGCTGGTCGTTGACAATGCTGACCGTGAGGCTGGGTCCGGAGGACGGGGTGATCGTGAGCCGGGTCATTCCATCCGCACCGTGATCGGCGGCGAGGCGCGCCGCGCACCCTCGGCCGAGACGATCCGCACCCGGAAGGCCATCGGGGTTCTGGGGAAGGCATCGCACCAGGCGATCAGCCCGGTGAAGTGGCCCTGAGCGGCGTTGCCGAAGGCCATCGACAGCTGCGGCGCGAGCGCCGGATGCGCATCGAATGCCTCGATAGACCAGCCTGTAAGGTCGAGGGCCGCGCCGGCCTCGTCGGTCCAGGTGCCGCTGAACCCGAGGTCGGAGCCGCGCGTCAGAACCACGGTATTGCTCATGACTTGCCGTCTCCCTTCTTGCCGCGGAACGAGGTGATCAGCCCGCCCTGGTCGAGCTGGTGGCTGACGCTTTCCAGATGCCACTCGCCGTTCAGCTCGGGGCGCAGGCCGGTCACGGTGACCGAGGCTCCGCCCAGCAGGCCGGGCTCGAAGCCCGCCAGCCGGGCCTCCAGCGTCATGGCCGAGCGCGCGGCGCCCGACAGCACCGCCTCGGCCGCCCGCAGCGCCTCGGCCTCGGTCGGAAAGGCGTGGCGCAGCTTCTTCAGCGGCGTGCCGGTGCCGACCCGGACCCGGTGAGTGATGCCGGTGCCGGTCTCGGTCCATTCCGCCTCGGCGGCGCGATAGACGCTGCGGCCCTCGAAGGACCAGCTCCAGTCGGTGAGGCGCCAGGGCGGCAGGACCGGCGGGGTGAGCGGGTCACCGGCGGCGGTCCGGCCCTCGCCGCGGCGCTGCACCACCAGCGCGCCGCCGGCGGGCTTGGCGGTGGCGTCGAGCGTCGCCGCGATCCGGGTCAGGAAGTGCAGGTTCGACTCGGCGGTCTGGGCGAGATAATCCCAGGCCGTGCCGGCCACACTCTCGCCCACCACCGGCGTGAGGCCGGCCTCGGCCGCGACGGTCGCCACGATGTCGCGCAGGCTCTGGCCGCGCCAGGCCCGGGTGCGCGGGCTGCGGATCTCGCCCTTCAGATCGGCCGCGGTGGCGGTGATCCGCAAGGACTGCCGCGGCCCGCTGCCGGCCACGCCGTCGACGGCAAACACCCCCATCGCGGCGAGCGGCTGGCCGGCGAACCCCAGCGCCACCTCGATCCGCGCCTCAGTGTCGGGAAAGGCCAGACGGCCGTCGCGGTCGTCGAGCTCGATCTCCAGCCGGTCGGCCTTCGTGCCGTCCTCGTCGGTGATCACGAGGCTCAGGAGCCGGTCGGCCACGGCGCCGGTCGCGTCCTCGCCATCGACGGTCAGCCGGAAGGCCGGGGTCATGTCCGGCCCCAGAGCCGGATCTGGCCCACAGCCACCGGCTCGGCCACCTCGGGCAGGGTGATCAGCACGCCGGCCGGATAGACCGAGCCGAGTGCCGCCAGATGCGGATTGGCCGCCAGCACCGCCGGCACATGCCGCTCGGAGCCGAGCCGGGCCTTGCAGATCGCATCCAGCATGTCGCCGGCGAGGGTGCGGTAAACCCGGCTCATGCGCGGTCGCTGCCGTAGGCGCGCAGGCCGAGGGTGAACTCGATCTTCCGCGGCGCGCCGTCGGCGAGGAACAGGCTCTTTCTCTCCTCGACCGTGGCGATGACCCAGCGCTCCCAGACCCAGCCGAGCCCGTCGACGAGGACCATCGGCTGGCCGGCGCCGGCCACCAGCCGCATCAGCTCGACCTGGCGCAGGCCGCCGCGGAAGTGCGGATAGATCACGCCTTCCAGGGTGATCTCGTCGCTGCCCGGCCCGAGATACTGCAGCGCCGGGGCGCGGCCGAGCCGGTCCTGCGCCTCCCAGCGCCACGAGGCCGATCGGCTGAAGCTCTGGTAGCCCGCCCGGTTCACGCCGAAGCGGAAGCTGCCGAGCGCCATCATCACGAGGCTGGCGCCGAGATCAATCATGCTCGCCCCCGTCATGGAGCGCGAGGCCGCGCTCGCGGGCGACCGCCTGCAGCTCGCGCCGGACCGCGCGGGCGACATCGGCCGGGCTCATGCCCGGGGCTGCGTGGATCGTGATGCCGCCGATGTCGAGCCGGGGTGCCCGGGCCGCCGCCGGGGCCGACCCGCCGGCCCGGCCGCCGCCCGCCACCACCCGGATCTGCGACGGCGCCGCGGCCATGGCCTGCAGCGCGCGGAGCTGGCGGTTCGAGATCACCTCGCCATCGGTGCGGGGCACGAAGAGTTCCTGCCCCTGTTCCTGCCAGCGGTAGATCTGGCCCGCCCGCACCGGCCCGCCGAGCGCGCGCTGGCCGGCCGTCATCGCGGCCCAGGGCTTCGGCGCCACCGCCGCAGGCCCCGCCACCGCACCCCGCGCCGGGCGGTCGGAACCTTCGCCACCGCCGGCGCCATCGCCGCCGCCGATCCCCTTCAGCCAGGCCGGCATCTCGGGGATCAGGCCCGAGAGCTGCTCCTGCACATAGGCGGTCAGCTGGCCCATGACGGACTTGATCCCCTCCCAGAGCGACAGGATCATGTCCACGCCCAACTGGAACAGGTCGATGTCGAAGGCGGCGGTCAGCGCGGCCGTCACGTCGGCGAAGTCCCAGCCGGTGAGATAGCGGAGCAGCCCTTCGGCCGCGTCCATCATCAGCACGAACGGGTTGAACGCGGCCAGCGCGGCGAGGACGCCGTTCAGCAGCCCCTGGTCGAAGGCCGCCCGCACCCGGTCGATCTTGCCCTGGAAGTAGGCGACGATCCCGTCCCAGTTCCGGTAGATGACGTAAGCCGCGCCGGCGATCGCGGCGATCACCAGCAGGATCGGGTTGGCGAGCGCCGCCCGGCCCACCACCAGAAGCGTCCGGCCGACCAGCTGCAAGGCCGTCACGAGGCCCCGGAGCGCGAGCGAGGCCACGCCGATCGCCGCCCGGGCGATGCCGTGCAGCGAGACAAGGAACAGCCGGGCCGCCGCCGTCGCCGTCCAGATCATCGCCCGCCCGGCGAGGAGCAGCGCCCGGCCGAGCCACTGGATCGCGGTGCCGGCGATCACCGCGCCGGCGCGCACCAGCCGGAAGCCGGCCGCCAGCACTCCCCGCATCAGCAGCCCGAGCCGGGCGAGGATCGCAGCCGCCGCCACCGCATGGCCGGCCATCCCGGCAAGGCCGGAGGCCATCAGCAGCAGGCCGCGGCCGAAGGTCAGGAAGCCGCCGATCAATCCGAAGATCGTTCCTCGCATGAGCACAGCCGCCGCGAACCAGGCCAGCCGGTCCCAGCCGCCGAGCAGATCCGCCGCCTGGGTCACGACCGGCACAAGCTGCCGCCAGACCGCCACCGCGCCCAGCCCGAAGGCCCACATGGCCTTCAGCGTGGCGAGGATCACCCGGGCGACCTCGTCGGCCCAGAGCTGCAGCCGGCCGTCCTCGGCCATGGCGTTCAGCGTGTCGAGGATCTCCTGCAGCCGGCCCTTCAGGAAGTCGAACACCCCCGAGGCCATCACCATGCGCTGGAACCGGCTCCAGTGGTCGAGGACGTTCGACAGGATCCCGTCCCAGGTCCCGGCCATGCCCTCGGAGGCGCCCTTGTTCTTCTCGGCCAGCGCCTCGATCAGCAGCTCGATCTCCTTCCGGCCAAGCTGGCCCTTCGAGGCCATCTCCTGCAGCTCGGCCGCCGTCTTGCCCATCTTCGCGCCCAGCAGGTCCCAGACCGGCACGCCGCGCTCCAGCATCTGCAGCGCCTCCTCGCCCTGCAGCTTGCCCTTGGTCCAGGCCTGCCCCAGCGCCAGCACCAGCCCGTCGAGCTGCTCGGCCCCGCCGCCGGTGGCCGCCATCGTGTCGACCAGCGCCTGCATCGCGCCCTTGGTCGGGTCGAGCCCGAAGGCCTTCAGCCGGGCATAGGCCGCGACCGTGTCATTCAGCTGCAGCGGCGTGCGGGTGGCGAAGTCCTCGATCCAGCGCATGGCGCGGTCGGCGCCTTCGGCCGAGCCTTCGAGACTGGTCAGCTGCACCCGGAAGCGCTCGAACTCGGCCGCCGGGCGCAGGAAGGCCCCGGCGATCAGCGACACGGTCCCGGCATAGCCCGCCAGCACCGCGCCGCCCCGCAGCGCAGCCCCGGTGATCGAGCCCAGGCCCTCGCCCATCAGCGCCGCGCCGCGGCCGACCGTCGCCGCCTGGCGCATCATGCCCTCGCCGCCCAGCCGCTCGACGGCCCTCATCGCCGCGCGGGCCGGGGCCGTGGCGCGGTCGACAAGGCGCAGGATGAGCTGGATGTTCAGGTCGGCCATCGCGGTCGGTCAGCCTTCGCTCACGTCGGGGGGTGCCGACCGAGCCCGGGCCTTCGCCCACCAGCGGGCGAGCTCCTCCGGGCTCATCGGGTCCATGCTCTGGGGCGGCCAGTGGAAGACGGCGGCGATGTCGGCCATCGCCTCCTCGGGATCGTCCGGCAGCTCTAATGGCGGAGAAGATCCGCCTCCGCCGCGGCCACCATCTCCGCCGTCGCAAAAAAACCCACGACCGCCGCGGAGAGGCCGAGGAAGTCGGCCGGATCGAGGGCCGCCACCTCGTCGGGCAGAAGCGCGGGCTCGGTGATGCGCGGCAGCAGCCGGCTGAGCGCGGTCACGTCCATCTGCAGGATGTCGGTGAGCTTCAGGCCGCGCAGGCTGCCGACATCGGGCTTGCGCACCGTGACGCTGGCGATCTCGCCCGAGGCCCGCTGCAGCGGCTGGCGAAGAGTGGTTTTGGACATGGTTCAAAGCCCCCGTTAAATACCCATGGCGCGGCGCATCTCGGCCAGCTGGTCCTGGCCGCCGATCACCCGCTTCGCGTTCGGCAGGTCGATGTCGAGCAGCAGTTCCCCGTCGATCTCCAGCCGGTAGCTCCGCACATCCATCGAGATCTTCAGCCTCGACGGCGTGCCGGGCTTCAGGTCGCCCGGCTCGCTCACCGTGATCAGCCCCGAGAGGGTGGCGATGATCGGCACGGCGCCGAAGTCCGACGGGTTGGCCATCGCCGGGCGGAACACGAAGCGCTCCTGCCGGCCGAGCTTCTTGACGATCGCCGGCACCCATTCCGAGAAGGACATCTCGGAGGCCAGCGCCTCCATGCCGACGTCGATGCCGATCGGGCCGTCCATGCCGGCGCCGCGATGCGCCTCGGTCTGGATCTTGACCGCCGGCAGCTTGCCCTCGTCGACGATGCCGAAGTAGCTCACCCCGTCGACAAAGGCGTTGAAGTTCCTGATCGTGCGCGGAAGGGCCATGCCTTGCCTCCTTACCGGTTGCCGGTGACCGAGAGCACGAGCTCTTCGTAATAGTCGCCGTTGCGATGCGCCTGGAGCGTCAGGTGCTCCAGCGGCGCGGGCGGCTCGATGTCGAAGTCGAGAAAGAGCTTCCCGGCCTTCATCGTGGCCTCGGTGTTCAGTTCGGGATCGATCCAGGCGGTGCCGCCGAGGATCGCGCCGCGCCGCTTCAGCGTGTCGAGATAGGACTGCAGCGTGTCCTGCAGGTCGCGCAGCAGCTGCGCCGAGAACGGCCGGTCCATCGCCCAGAGCAGCGCCTCCTCGACGCTCTCGTAGATCATGTCGGCGGTGCGGCGCACCGACAGGAAGGCCCAGAGCGGGTCGGTCGCGGTGCTGCGGTTGCCCCAGAGCCGGAAGCCGTCCTTGCGCACGATGGTGGCGACCTCGTCGGCATTCAGCCGGTTCGCCTCGGTGTCGGGATCCGAGATCGCCCAGGAGATCGGCCGGGCGGTGCCGGCGACGCCGTTCAGCACCCGGTTCGAGGGCGGCCACCAGAAGCCGCGGCTGGCATCCGAGGCCGAGAGCGTGCCCGCGACATAGGCCGAGGCCGGGCGGGTGACATGAGCATTCGCCGTGCTGTCCCAGGCCTGGACGGCCGGGTCGACGATGTAGAGCCGGTCCGAGCCGTATTTGCCGCGGTCGATGAGCGCGTCGGCCTCGGTGGTGTTCGGTCCGTCGGCGATCACCACGGCCCGCAGGCGGCCCGCGACCGCGACCAGCGCCTGGGTCACCGGCGAGGCCGGCGAGGCTGCCGGCGTCGAGGTGAAGCCCGGGGCGGCAAGGATCCGCGGGGTCTGGCCGGTGAGGTTCGCGGCATTGAGCAGCGCCCAGGCGCCGGTGCCCTCGGCCGCATCGCCCGCGACCGCGCCGAGCGTCTCGGCGGCCGAGATGCCCTCGGCCACCCGCACCACGATCATCACGCTCACGCCCTGGGCATAGGCGGCGGTATAGGCGTCCTTCAGCGTGCCCTCGGCGCCGAGCTGCGCTGCCATGCGCGGGCCGGTGACAAGGACGGGCGTGTCGAGCGGGAAGGTCTCGGCCGGGGCCGCCGGGGCGGTTCCCACGAGGCCGATGATCGAGGATTTGACGGTCTGGATCGGGCGGATGCCATTGTCGATCTCGACCGTCTCGATCCCGTGAAGGAACTGGTCGGGCATGAGGAGGTCTCCAAGCGGTGCTCGGCAGACCTTCGCAGATGCGCGGGATCGGGTAGACCTTGACGGAATTCGGGGGCGGCGGTCGGGGCGCGCCCGCGCCGTCAGGAGGGTGCAGGCCGATCCTGCCAGAACCGACCGGCCCGCGTCAAAGACTGCTTAGGGGCCGGGCTGCAGCGCCGGCAGCTCCGCGATCACCGCCTCGGCCGTCATCGGCGCCCGGCTGCCGGCCTCGACCTCGGCCAGGAGCTCGTAGCACCGTGCCCAGACCAGCGAGCGCCAGGCCCGGAACGCCCGGCCCTCGGCCTGGTACTGCGGCACCGCCGGCTCCTCGGCATAGCTCACCGCCGAGGCGATGCTGTCGTAGCGCAGCGCCCGGGCCGCGGCATCGAGATGGGCCTGCACCGCGCGGGCCACGCCGGCGAGGATCTCCTCGGGGCTGGGGTCGGGGTCGGCCGCGGGGGTCTCCACCCCGTCCGCCACCCCGGTCGTCACCGGCTCATAGACCCAGCCGCTCCCGGTCCAGCGGGCGCGCGCGCCTGCCGGCGGATCGGGATCCGGCGCCTCGATGCAGCCCGCGGGGATCAGGAACACGCCGCGCTCCAGCGGGCTCTCGTCGGCCTCCTCGATCCCGACGAAGTGGCCGGTCTCGTTCAGTTGCATGACCTTCATGGCGGACCTCAGAACTTGATGCAGTAAAGCAGGGCGACGTTGCTCGGCCGGACCTCGGTATTGGCGTTGGTCCGGAAGCGGATGCAGACATCGTCGCCGTCCGGGCCGCGGCCCGAGGTGCGCCAGCCCGACCAGGTCCCGTCGACGGGGATGCTCTGCGCGCCCACCGGCTGCTCGTCGGCCGGGTTGCGCGCGGTCTCGAAGGTGATGACCCGGTTGTCGGCCTGCACCTGCGACGAGCCGAAGGCGCGACCCGCGTCGGTCCCGCGGCCATTGTCCCAGCCGCGGACGAACTCGCCGCGCAGGTCCGGCAGGTTGAAGGTGGTGCTGCCGTCGCCGGCGCCGAAGGTGGTGCCGATCGCCGCGAAGAGGTCCGGGTAGTTCGTCCGCGAGATCGCCGCCCCGTTGCAGCGCAGCCAGCCGCCGGGCGGCGCCGATGTGGCGAAGGCCGCGACGCAGCCCGGGGGCAGGACGAACCCGCGCACCCAGGCGGTGGTGGCCAGAGTGTCCGAGTTGTTCGACGGGCCGGTCGTCGGTGCGGTGGGTGTTCCGGTGAAGGAGGGACTGGCGAGCGGGGCCTTGGTGTCCTGCAGGACCTTGCCCTGCGCCGCGGTCAGCGCCCGGTCGATCGCCGTGCTGCCGAGCGAGTTGTGCAGCCGCACGATCCCCGCCACGGCGGTGGTTGCCGGCACCACCACCGAGGCCAGGAGCGTGCGCACCCATGAGGTGTTGGCGATCCGCTCGTTGTCGGCGGCGGCATTCGGCGTCGGCGCCGAAGGGGCGCCGGTGAAGGTCGGGCTGGCGAGATCGGCCTTGGTGTCCTGCAGCACCTTGCCCTGGGCCGCGGTCAGCGCCATCACGCTCGACGTGCTGTTGAGCCCGTCGTAAAGCCGGACGATCCCCGCAACCGAGGTGGTCGCCGCGACCAGCGCCGTATCGAGCGCGGCGCGCACGAAGGCCGTCGTCGCCAGCCGGTCGTTGTTCGAGGCCTGCGCCGGCGTGGGCGCGGTCGGCGATCCCGCAAGCGCGGGCGAGTCGAGCCCGGCCTTCTCGGCCAGAAGCGGCGCCAGCCGGGCCGCGGTCACCGCCAGCGCCCCGGCGGTGCCGGCGGCGATCTGCGCCGCACTCGCGAGCCTCACCTTGCCGGCGGTGGCTTCGGTCGCATCGGGGACCGAGGCCGCGATCTGGTTCTGGACGAAGGCGGTGGTGGCGAGCTGCCCCGTGTCGGTGCCGGCCGCGGCGGTGGGCGCCGTCGGCACGCCGGTCAGGCCGGGGCTTGCCAGCGGCGCCTTGGTGTCCTGCAGGACCTTGCCCTGGGCGGCCGTCAGCGCCTGGGCCTGCGAGGTCGAGGTCAGCGTGTTGTTCAGCCGCACGATGCCCGAGACCGTGGTGCTGGCCTCGACCACGGCCGCCATCAGGCCCGCGACCTTGGTCAGCAGATCGTCGACATTCACCTTCAGCCAGGCGGTGCGCTTGGCGAGGTGAAGATGCGGGATGTTGTCCATGCCGGCGCCGGTTGCCTCGTTCGGCACGCCGCCGACGACCGGGTCTCCTTCCTCCAGCTGATAGACGGCAACCCAGTCGGGGCTTTCGGGCAAGGTGGCCATGTCAGGCGATCCCTCGAGTGTAGGTGCCGTCGCGCGGCACGGTCCGGTTGTAGAGATGCAGCGCCGCCCGGTAGGACAGCGCCTTCAGGTGGCAGCGCGCCGGCGCGACCGAGCCCAGCAGCCGGCGCACCCGGGCCGCCTGTTCGATGCTGATCGGCCGGTCGAGCGTCACGCGGTATTCGGCCCAGTGATCCTCGGGCGCCCGGGTCCGGCTGCCGTCGCGGGGCACCGTGCCGTCGTAGACCTTCGAGCCCCAGCGCTCGTGGATCCCGGCATCGCCCCAGCCGGCGGCGCGCAGGGCGCGGCGCACCGAGCCCACCGTGCCCTTGTGGCGGTGGACCTCGACCGAGGCCGCGATCACCGCCCGCTTGCGCTCCTCGGACCAGGTGCTGTCCCAGTCGTCGACCGAGAGCGCCCAGGCCAGCCAGGGCAGGAAGGCCGCCGGGCAGCGCGCCGGGTTCCAGAGATCGCCCACCGGCACCGGCAGGTCGCACAGCCCGGCCAGCGCCGCCTCGAAGGCGCGCTCGACCGGCGTCGCGTTCGGCGGCAGGATCGAGGCGGTCATTCCGTCACCTCGCTCAGGGTGATGGCGGTGCAGGAGGCCGCCTCGGCCGGGCTCACCTCGATATCGGCGGCCGGCGCGGTCAGCTCGACCCGCTCCACGCCCTCCTGGTGCAGCGCGCGGAACAGCGCCGAGCGGCGCACCGCCCGGCCGAGCCGGTGGCTCTCGCTGACGTAAGCCTCGACCGCGGCCCGGGCGGCGGCGATCACGGTGCCGGCATCGGGGCCTTCGAAGAGCCGCAGGCCCGCGGTCACGGCGAAGGGCACGATGGTCGCGGACCGGACCAGCACCCGGTCGCAGAGCGGGCGGACCTCCTCGTCGTTCAGCGCCTCGGCCACCGCGGCCAGCAGGCCGGCCGAGGCGGTGCCGTCGCCGGTCCGGCCCAGCACCGTGACCAGCACGTCGCCCGGCGCGGGGCTCGCGACCGAGGCGTCGAGCACCTCGCCCGAGGCGCTGAGCGCGTGGAAGCGGTAGGCGCCACGCGGGCCGGCCACCGAGAAGCCCTCCAGCGCCAGCTGGGTGCGGGCGCGCAGCTCGGCATCGGTCTCGAGCACCGCGGCCAGTGGCGGCCTCGCCTCGGGATCGGCCGCCCGGATCGTCAGGCGCGCGACGCCGAAGAGGGCGGCGAGGTTCTCCAGATCGGCGCCGGTGGCGGTGGCGAGCATCACCGCGCGCACCCCGTCGTTGACCCGCGCCCGGTGCAGGGTGCCGAACCAGGCCAGCGCCTCGATCAGCTTGACCGCGGTCTCGCTCTCCAGCGCCAGCGTGTCGGCCAGCTCCGGCGCCAGCGCCAGCACCCGGGCCTTGATCGCGGCGATGGCGGCTTCGGTGTCCAGCGGCTCGATCGCATCCGGAACCGCGAGGCGCGACAGGTCGATGGCCGAGACGCTCATGCCGCCTCCGATCCGATCGCCACGTCGATGGCGGCGGCGCTGCCCTGCACCTCGCCGGACAAGAGGAGAGTGAGGCTGCCGGCGCGGGCCGAGGTGACCTCGACCCGGCGCAGCTTCAGCCGCGGCTCCCAGCGGTCGAGCGCCTCGGCGGTCTCGGCGAAGACATCGACCAGCGTCTCGCCGTTCAGCGGCGCGTCGATCAGCTCCGGCAGGCGCGAGCCATAGTCGCGCCGCAGCACCCGCGTCCCCACCGGCGTGGTCAGGATGTCGGCGATCGACTGCGCCAGATGCGCGTCGAGGTCGAGCGACCGGGCGGTGAGGCGCGAGAGGCCGGTCACGGCGCAGCTTCCTCTCCGGCCGCGGCCGCCCGGACCTTGCGGGTGCGGCCCGCGGTCTCCGCGGCCACCATCTCCACCGGATCCACCGGCTCGTACTTCGCCTGGGCGGCGGTGAGGCTCACTTCCTCGCCGGCCTTCACCCGGCGGCCGGCGATCCAGCCGTCGGCGCGTGCCCGCCATGCGGTCTTTACCCTGTCGGTCATCCGTTCGGTTCTCCTGTGCTGCCGCCGCCGGGGATCACCCCGCCGTGCCGGTGGTGGACGAGGCTGATGCCCGAGGCCACGACGTCCCCGGTCACCTCGATGTCGCCGTCGATGAAGAGCCGGCCCACGATCCGCAGCGTGCCGCCGCCCAGATCCATGGTCGGCTGGCCCGCATCCGGGGCGACCATGTTGCCGTCGACCGGCAGCGAGCCCATGACGAAGGCCCGCGCCATGTCGCCCGAGGGTGCGGCGATGGTGACCTGCTCGCCCACGCTCGGCATCCAGTGCATCCGGATCGTGCCCGAGCGCAGCTGCATCACCTGCAAGGGCGGGCTCTCCAGATCGCCGACCTGGACGATGGCGCGGCCGGTGGCATTGTCGATCGAGACGATCCGGCCGACCGTCAGGACATTGCCGATCCGGCGGTCGGCTTCGGCGGCCGAGAGCGTCATGGCGTCCCCCCGATCCGGACATAGGCGTCCTCATGGCCCGAGCCGATCTGCGGCGCCTGGCCGAGATAGACCTCGGGCCGGATCGCCGAGGGTGCCTCGAACGGCGTGAGGGCCACGACCTGCTCCCAGGTCACGGCGGTCAGCGCCAGCGCGAGCCGGTCCGAGGCGACCGAGACCAGCGGCTCCTCGGCCACCGCCTCGGCCGGCGCCAGATCGTCCGGCCGGCCCCAGCAGGTGCCCGGGATCAGCCGCAGCAGCGCCTGGGCGATGTTCGCCGCCGCCCGGTCGCGCGGCAGGCCCAGCTCGTCCTTGCAGAGGATGAAGGCGCCCATCTGCAGCCGCCAGCTGTGGTGCGGCCCGGCAAAGCTCCGGTCCTGCCGGGTGCGGAGCCGGCTCACCAGCACCGCCGGCGCGGCGATCCCGCGCCGCTTCAGCTCCTCGACATCGAGCCGGCCGGATATGCCGCGGCATTCGCGCAGGCCGGGCAGGATATCGCGGATCCCGGCGGCGATCAGCTCGGGCAGATCGCCCAGCAGCGTCTCGGAACTCTCGAACCGGCTCATTGCAGCAGATCCTCCAGCCGGCCCGCGACCAGGGCTTCGATGTCCGCGCGGTTGTCGGCGGAAAGGCCCAGCCAGGGCCGCGCCGGAATGCCGGCGCCCGCAGCCCCGTCCGGCACGCCGGCCCTGCGCTTCGACGGATCGGTGCCGAACTGGTGATGCGCCGCGTAGACCAGGTTGCTGCCGACCACCGCCTCGGTGCCGGTGGTGACGTTCTGGACGCTGTCGCGCAGATCGCCCTCGGCGACCAGCAGGCTGTGCTTGCGGTGGTTGCGGCTCTCGTCATAAGCCGCCGACCAGGGCGCCCAGGCGGCACCCTCGGGCGAGGTCTTCTCGTCGGCAAGCCTGAGCTTCGTCTGGTCCTCGATCAGCGCGCCGACCTCGTACATGACGAGGGCCAGTTGCTCGTCGCCCAGCCGGCCGAGCGCGGCGCTGGCGACCGAGGCATCGGTCTCGACAACCACCCCCACCATGTCAGAGATCCCGCATCTGCGCGCGCGAGAACAGCCGCTCGGGGCCGCCCGCCACGATCGGCTGCGGGCCGCTGACCTCGGCCTCCCCGCCCTCGGCCGGTGGTGCTGTCGGCAGCACCAGCGCCGCGCGGCCGTCGGCGATCTTGGTCAGGATCCCGATCGCATCCTCATAGCGCCGGCGGTGTTCGTCGCTCGCCACATCGGCCGAGAGCGCCAGCCGGTAGAGCGCCACGTCGACGCAGAGCTGCACCAGATGCGCGGGCACCGCCGGCAGCGGCAGGCTGTAGCGGCGCGCCAGATAGGTGTCGATCTCGCCCGAGGCCATCTCCAGCGCCCGCTCCACCGCCTCGGCATCGGGAACGCCGGTGCGGTCATGATCGGCCACCACGAGGGAATTGGCGCCGTAGAGCGAGGTGATGTCGGATTGCGTGGCATAGGGCATCAGAAGTCGACCTCGTCGCCGAGGGCGTCGACGGCACGGTAGAGCCAGAAGAAGCCTTCCTCAAACTTGGTGCGGGCCAACGACACCTCGCGCGACGGCGGCATGGCATCCAGAACGGCCTTCATCCCCTTCTCGTTTGCGGCCACTTCGAGGGTCTTCCGAAGCTCATACCGCTGTTCGGCAAGCAGCGCGGCATCGGCCGAAGACGCCACCGCCACCGTGTCGAGACTGGCTTCATGTCGTTTCGCCATCATGTCCTCCCTTCATGATGCCGGAGGCGGTCCTGCCGCCCCCGGCCTGCCCGCCCGTCGCGGGTCTTGAGGCTCACCGCGACAGGCGCCGCGGGAGCAAGGGTCAGCGGGGAACTTCGGCCTTCAGCCCGGCCCAGACCTCGGCCACGAGCTTTTTGGTCAGGCCGGCGGTGCCCGCGGGCAGGGCCGCCCGCAGCGCGTCGAGCTTCGGCGCCCCGTCCTCGCCGAAGCCCTCGGCCGGCAGCGCGGCGATCGCCTCGCGCAGCCGGTCCTTCAGCTCCGAGGCGGAGGCCACCGCCGCCGCGGCCTCGTCCGGCGCGGGGCCAATATGCAGCATCGGGTCCGACTGCAGGACGGCCCAGTCCTCGGCGGTGAAGTCATGGGCCTCGACCACCTCGCCGGCGGCGGTCCAGCCGCGTCCGAGCCGGAAGCGCAGGCCCGAGGGCGAAGTCGCGCGGATCAGGATCCTCGCCATGCTCAGGCCCAATCCATCACGATGACCTTCGCCTTGCCGAAGTTCGGGTTGTCGCCGCCGCCCGGCAGGGTCCGGACGTTGACGATGGCATCGGCCGCCGATTCCAGCGCAGGCGGCACGAGGAGGATGTTCGGCACGATCCCGAGCGGCCGGCCGCCATCGCCCTTGAGCGAGCGCATCGCCGTGCGCCCGGCCTCGAAGGCCGCGGCGTCCAGCGCCTCCTGCGAGCGCCGCGCCAGCTGCCAGAAGCCGTAGCCCGCGTTGCAGCGATAGCGGATGCCCCACTGGTAGAGGTCCTTGGTGAACACCGTGTCCGAGGTCGAGGGGTCGAACTTCATCTCCAGCTCGGGCTTGGTCCGCTCCTGGAAGATGAAGGGCTTCAGCACCTTCGAGCAGTCGAGCAGGAACCAGGGCGCGCCGGCACCGGCGACGGTGTTCGCCACCGTGCTGACCGCACCGGTGCCGTCCGCGTTGGCATAGACCGGGTGGTCGGTGTCGAAGAAGTTCTGCCCGTCGAAGCAAAGCGCGGCATTGCCCGCCCCGATCACCGCCTGCACCAGCCGGTCGGGATGCTGCGCGGCCTCCTGGCCCATCGACTTGGCGATCGGGGCGTAGTGGCCGTACTGGTCGTCCTCGATCTGGGTGCGTTGCACGCCGAGCGTCGCCTCGAAGAGCTTGTTCTCGATCGAGTAGCCCGAGGCCTTCATGTCCTTGACGACCCGGTCGCCGACCCATTCGCGCAGCTTCGGGAAGTCGCCGAGCCAGCCATAGGTGTTCGAGGCGGTGCTCGACGGCACCAGCGTCGCGACCTGGTCCCAGAAGGCCGCGGCCCGCATCTGGTCGTAGCCGTCCTGGAAGTTCTTCTTCACGCCGGTGTTGAGGGCGGCGAGGATGGCCGCGGTGATGATCGCCATGGCGGTTTACTCCTGTTTCTCGGCGGCGCGGGCGGCCGCGAACTCGTCCTCGGCCATGCCGAGCATCCGGCAGACCGCAAGATCCTCGGCCGTCAGCCGGCCGTCGGCCCTGGCCGGGGGTTTGGTGCCGAGGCCCGAGGGCGCCGCGATCACCGGCGCGCTGGCGGCATAGGCGCGGAAGCGCTCCAGCCCGCCCTCGGCGCGGCAGGTGGCCAGGTGATAGTCCCGGCTGACCGGCGCGACCTTGCCCTCGGCGATGGCCGCATCGACCAGGGCCTCGGCCTCCCGGTCGGCGCGGGCCTTCTCGGCGTTCTCGAAGTCGGTGATCCGGTTCAGCGCCAGCTGGTGGTCGGCGCGCGGCACCCAGGCCTCGGGATCGGGATGGCGGGCCGCGTTCAGCGCGGTCGCCTGCGCCTCCTGCAGCCTGTTGATCGCCACGACGGCATCAGCCGCCGTCGCATCGGGTTTGAGGCCGAGGGCCTGGAGGACGGCGGGGTCCATCGCGGGGATCTCCATGTCAGGGGTGTGGGCGCGGTTCAGGGCCGCGAGATGCAGGTTCGGCGCGTTGGTGAGCCCGGCCGAGACCATGGCGAGGACGGTCTTCGTCACCGGATCGAAGCGGAACACCGGGCTGAGGTAGCGGTAGGCGCGCGAGGCGACCGCCGAGGCACCCTCGGCATTCCAGTCGACGCGGCCCCAGAGCGATCCGTTCCGGGCCTCCAGCGCCTTGATCCAGCCGACCGCCGGAGCGGCCTCGCCACGGGCGCCCTTGATCTGGGTGGCGTGCTCGAAGTCGACCGGCAGATCCGCGCCGTGGCGCTCGAAGGCGTCGACGACACGGTCGGGATCGGCCATGGTCCAGCGCCGGCCGTCGCGGCCCTCGACCGAGGGGCCGGCGGGCACGAGCTGCACCCAGTCGGGAGCGGCCGAGCCTTCGACGTTGAGCGCAAGGCCCGGAAGGAGGATGTCATTGGGTGTCGCCATGGCGGCACCATGGCAGCTCGCGCGGAGCGCCTCGCCCTTGAAGATATTCGGGGGGTGGGGGGCGGTCCGGCCCGGGTTCGGGGGACCGCGCTCAGCGGGCCGCTGACGGGCGCTCTGTCCGGAGCCTAGCGATGGACGCGCGATCCGCCAAGGCCCGTGCTGACCCCTTTAAGTACCGTTTAATGGAGCGATCCCGGGCCGGGCGAGCGGGTGAGCCGGCCACGGCCGGCAGACGACGGTTGAAACTGGCCCCTGACACACTATTTTCTGTCATGTGACACCCGAGCCATTCGGGGAGCCGGTCTTGTGCCGCGATGGGGTTACGGCCATCCGGGTGTCACTCTCTCAGAACCGTCACCGCATCATCCGACATCAGGCGCCTGAGCTTGGCTGCCTTGAGCCTATGCATGGTCCTGACCCAGATCTCACCCGATCCCGGAAGCAGCTTCAATGCGAAGAGCCACGGCGCCTCGCCGCGCGAAATGACGAGCAGGCTGTCGCTGTCCTTCCCGCGCTCGATCAGCAGCGTGCCACTCTCCAGCGCCTCGGTGAGCGCGAGCAATGTGGCGGTGGTGACCTCCCGCTCCTTGTCGAGGAACTTCCGCCCGTAGTCGGACGTCGTCCGGATCACCCGCCTGCTCATCCCGACTGCCGCCGCGACATCCGCGGGCAGGACCGCAACCGGGACCGCGCCCGGAGCCTGACCCTTCAGCACCCGCTCCGCGCGCCAGCTGGTGGCGATGTCCCGGATGGCGGCGGCCCGGGCGGCCTCGGGCAATGCCTCCAGCTTGTCGACGAGCACCGCCTCCATGTTCTGCAGCCGGAGCTTGCCCGGGTTGCGCTGCCAGCCCGGGTCGATGCCCTGCGGCACGATGCGGCGCTCGCCGGTGCGCTCGTTCTCCCAGACGGCGTCGGGCACCTCGGGCTCGGCCGAGATGCCCCGGCGCTTTGCCTCGGCGGCGGTGACCTGCCGGACCCAGCATTTGCAGCCCCAGCCGTTCGGCGGCATCCATTCGTCCCAGAACGCCGCATCCACCGGCAGGATCAGCCCGGCCTTGGCCAGGTGGTGCTTGCGGTGGGTCTCGCTCGGCCCGGTCCGGTATTCGAGGAAGGGGAAGGCCGCCTTCGTGCGCTCGATCCGTTCCCACTGGCCGGCGGCGCGGGCGGTGCGCAGGTTGGCATTGTAGATGGTGCGCAGGCGGCGCGGGCTGCCGAGCTGCGCCTCGACCCGCTCGCCGGTCACCGGATCCACCATCTCGCGCCGACCCCACCAGTCCGCGAGCTTCGGGTTCGACCGCCAGCTCTTCATGAAGGCCTCGAACGGCAGGCCTTGGTCCAGCGCCTTCTGCACCTCGCCCCGCATCGCCTCGGCCAGATCCAGTTCCATGACCTTCGCGACGCAGAAGGCTACCGCATGCTCCTCGGGCTCCACGTCCATGAACGAGAACGCCGGGCGCAGACCCTTGTTGCGCAGGTAGCGGCTGGCCTCGGGCGGCGGGCCGGGGTCGAAGCTGTAGCCGGGCCGGTCGGGAAAGCCCTCAGCCATCCACCTGGTCCCCGAGCGCCCGGGCCTTGAACATCCCCTTCACCAGGGTCTCGACGGCGAGCGCGGTGGGCATGTGGGCCAGCGCCTCGGGCAGCCGGGCCAGCAGGTCCTCATAGCCGGCGGCCCCCTCGACGGCGGTGCCGACCGCCTCCTGCAGCCCCTCCGCCAGCTCCTGCCAGTCCTCCAGCATGTCGGCCTCGATCTCCGCCAGATCATCGGCGGGCTCCGGCGCTTCACGGTTCAGCGCCACCCGGTTCGCCGCCGGGGCCGGAGGTGCCGGCTCAGCCGGCCCGCCCACCACCTCGTCGCCCGCCTCGGGATCGGAATAGCCCAGGGTGCGGCGCAGCTCGGCCGCCTTGAACCGCACGCCGATCCCGGCCAGCGCGACCGCGCCCTCGACCTTGACCTTGGCATCTTCCGGCTCCTCGATGGTCAGCAGGATCCGCGGATAGCTTTCCGGCACGCCGAAGTTCAGGTCGACATAGGGCCGGACGATGTCGCGGTTGATCGTGCCGGTGATCGCGCGGGCGTCGCTGGCGGCAATGTCGTGGCGGACCTCGTTGTGTACCTTGGCCTGCGCCTCCGAGGATCCGCTGTCGGCCGTCATGGTCTGGCCCAGCACCGCCTTCGAGACCTGCTCGTCGCACCAGCGCGCCAGGGTCTCGAAGAGCGTGTCGCCCTGGACGACCGAGCCGCGCTCGAACTGGATCTCCATCGACTTCGGCAACACGGCCGCCGCATCCGTGCCGATGTTCGCCACCGCCTGGAACAGCTTGCGCACATCCTCGACCGTGGCCTCCGGCCCGTAGCGGCCGAGCCTGAGCGGCAGGCCGTAGGTCTCGACGAAGGCCACCCAGTCCTTCAGCGTGTACTGCTTGCACATCCAGCTGAAGGCCACGATCCGGGCGAGGCCACCGCGATAGGTCAGCCCCGACTTGATCCGCGAGCGATGGACGGCGAACTTGCCCGGCTCCAGCGCGAGGCCCGCCACGGGTGCGGCCTCGTCCAGGAGCCGGATCTCCCGGCCGGCCGCGTCGAAGACGAAGTGCCGGGGATCGCGGTGCAGGAACTCGCGGAAGCTCCAGCGCCGGCCGTAGGACCAGTCTAGCTCGACCACCGAGAACGACTTGCCGAGCGCGTCGAGCAGATCCTCGACCAGGTCCGGGAAGCCCTCGTGCCCGGCGATGTCACGCTCGACCGCCTCGGCGATCTCCTTCGACTTCGCATCCTCGCCCCCCGGCACCACGCCGGGCGCGAGCCCGCTGATCACCCGCTTCCGCGTGCCGAGCACCGACAGGTAATGCGGGTCGCGCTCCTCCATCTCCTCGGCGAGGGTCAGGAACTCGTGCAGCTCGCCCTGGTCGCAGCCGCGCAGGATCATCGCCAGCCGCTGCGGCGTGAGGCCGGAGGCGACCGAGCCCGCCCAGATCTGGCGGATGCCGGTCATCCCGGGCTCGGCCAGCCGCTCGGTCAGCCTGCGGGTCTGGATCGGGCGGCCGTAGGCGTCGAGCAGCGGCATCAGAGCACTCCCTTGATCGTGCCGAACCCGCCCGTCAGGCGCAGGTCGCGGTCGAAGTCGTCGCCGCCGTGCCGCGGCACGGCCTGGTAGTCGAAGGGCTGGTAGGTCAGCTTGCCGGCCGAGGCCGCCAGCGCCAGCGCCCAGAACCGGTCGGCGTGGCCGTCGGTGTCGCCGTCCGCGACGAGACGGCGCGTGCCGGAGATCCCGACCTGGCTCTTGATCGCATGCAGGTCGGCGCGCAGCACCGGGTCGCCGGCCGGCAGCCGGGTCTTGCGGTCCTGCATCGATTCCTTCAACCCGGTGGCGAGGTCGAGCTTGTTCGCGGCCGAGAACAGGATCCCCTCGACCCGGTCGCCGTGGGCGCGCTTCGCATCCTCGACCGGCTTCTCGCCCATGCCGGTCTGGTCGATCCGGCAGCGCACCACGCGGAAGCGCCGGAACACTTCGGCCAGCAGCCGGTCCTGTTCCTGGAACGAGACCCGCCGGCGGGCGATGACCTCGCGGGTCCAGAGCACGTCGCCGACAAGCTCCAGCACCCAGATCACGAAGAGGTCGTTTCGCGCCGCGATGTCGACGCCGACGAAGCACGGCCCGCCCATGTAGAGGCCGGGCATGCCGGCCGCCGGATGCTCGCAGGCCGAGATCAGGTCGTAGTCGAGCCAGGCGTTGGCCTCGTCGAGCCACTTCAGCTCGTATTCCTGCGCCCAGGCATCCTCGTCGGCCATGCCGGCGCGCAGCATGTCGATGTCCCGGTCAAGGCCCTGGCGCACCGCCTCGTGGATGTCGACGACATGGCGCGACCAGACCGAGCCCTCGGCCGTCATCAGCTCGTAGAACTTGTTGCCCTTGCCGTTCGGCGTCGAGATCACCCGCAGCTTCTGGCCGCCCTTCGAGATCACCGGGAAGAGTGCGGCCCAGATCTCGCGGCTCTTGGCATGGAAGGCGAACTCGTCGAGGATCACGTTCGCGCTGAAGCCGCGGGCGGTGTCGGGGTTCGCCGGCAGCGCCGTGATGCGGCTGCCGTTCGGAAACGCCACCTCCAGCGCCTTGTAGACCGCGTCCGGCCCCTTCTCCTGTGGCGCGCGGAACTCGCCCTCCTCGAAGCGCGGCTCGCCGCCTTTGACCAGGGTGTTGTAGACCTCGTAAAACGCCCGGGTGAACGGCTTGATCACCTCGGTCATCGCCTCGGCCGCCTGCCGCTCGCCGCGGGAAAGGATCACCCAGCGGGTGCGCCGGTCGTCCTTCCAGGCGGTGAAGCAGGCGTCGACGCATTCGCCGCAGGTCGAGAAGGTCTTGCCGGTCTGCCGGCTGAACATGCCGATCTTGAAGCGGCTGTCGTCGGCGATCCAGGCCCGCTGGTAGGGCAGGAACCGGACCACCGGCGAGACGGGATTGAGGGCACTCATGCTCCCAGCTGCAAGCGTTCCGCCTGCCCCCCGAGACCGTGCGAAAGCGCGACGCGCTGTCCCGCATCGGAGCCCATGGCCAGCGCAACCCCGTTCCGGAACTTCGGAGACGCCGGTGCCTTGGCAGGCCGACCATCCGGAAACATCTCGTTGCGGGCGGTCACAGCTGACGCGCGCTGATCCGGCGAGCGGACATCAATGAACAGGGTGTAGAGCTTCTCCCGCAACCGCATGACCATGGCGGCCGTGAAATCCTGCACCGCGCCACGGCGGCTCGCTGCAGTTTTCCTGCGACGGTAGTTCGGGGTCGCCTTGTATTCTGCGATCGCATTGTCGATCGCGCGGTTCAGGACCGCGAAGAGATAGGCCGCGACCTCCGGCCCTGGGCCAGCACCCACGAAGGTGGCAAAGCCATCCTCAAAGACCAACGCAGTGTTGGTGTCCTGCGCCAGCGATCCCCACAACCGATCACGCGTCCCTGCGCCGCGGGTCTTCGACTTCGCAGAGCACTTCGTGAAGAGGACGTCTGCCTCTGACAACCCATGCTCTCGCATCAACTGAGCCGCCTTCTCGGCCGCGGCGATAGCCTCAGCCTCGGAGCATCCCCGCTGCTTCGTCATCGCCAGAAGGGCGGCAATCTTGCGCTTCAGACTCTCGGACATCACGCGAACCCGAGGATGCGGCGAGCCTTCTCGGCCGCCTCGGCGTCAATGTCGCCGCTGGTGACCGCGGCCTCGAGCTTGGCCGCCTGCGCCTTGCGCATGTCGCGAGCCATGGTTTCGCGAATGCCCGAGGACGCCATCACGTCCTTCAGCATCCGACCAAGGAAATGCAGATCCTTCGGGTCAAGATCGCCGCCTTCGCGCAGCATCTGTGCCTCCATGATCTTGAAGGCGAGCGTCGTGATCATCTGGAACAGGATGTTGTGGCGCTTCGCCTCTTCCTCGATTCCCTGATCCTGCATCCAGCCTGCCGCCCAGGCGCTGGCCTTCTCCTGCGTCTCGACGAACTTGCGATACTCCTGGCCGAAGCGGTGCACGGTCGCGTGATGGAAGTTCACGACCTTGCCCGCTTCGGCAAGTTTGTCATTCAGCTCGTCGGTAATGGCGACGTAGTCGCCGAAGCCGCGGTCGCGCAGGGTCTGCTGCAGCCAGTCGCGGATCTCGGGAGGGAGCTGATCGACCTTCTTTGGCGGCGGCATCGTCAGCGCCTCGGGCCAGGACGCTGGATCGCGGGATGCGTCGCGCGGCCCAGGGCCACGTCGACGCCGCGGGCGGTCGCGGTCGGCACCCAGAACTCGGACGAGCCGGCCAGCGTCACCAGCCCCTGCTCGGCCAGCCAGGAAAGCTCGGTCGCGGTCTGGTCGCGCGAGGTGTCGATGCCGATCTGGTCGCTGTTCAGAACGTCGGTCAGGATCGATACGTTCGACGTGTAAGTCGCGGAAGCTTCCAGGAACTGCAGGATCGCCAGCCGGCGGTGGCGGCGCAGGGTATCGGCATAGTCGGTCATCAGCGTGCCCCGCCAAGAAGGTGGTCCTCGTGGCGCGCCACGATCGTCTCAAGGCGCGCCATGATCTTGTTGTTGCCCTCGATCACCGCCGCCATTGCCTTCATCTCGCCCTGGACGTCGCGCAGCGCGAGGTGCAGCGCGTGCATGTCTTCCTTGGTGGGCTGGGCGCGAAGGGTCTGCTCGACCGAAGCGAGCCGCGAGTCGAGCCGGTCCATCCGCTCGCTGCCCGCCTTGAACCGGTTCTCGACGTTCTGATCGCGGGTCCGCCACCACGTGTAGAGGATGTTGACGATGTTGAGGGTGGCGAGGACCAGCGCCAGCGCCGGGCCGAGGTCGAAGACGGGCTGCGAGCTCACCGGCCGTCCCCCGACCAGGGCAGCACGAGGCGGAAGTTCGGCGCGCGGCGTTCGGCCCAGGCCCAGATCCCGAAGGCCAGCGGGGCCAGCTGCTGCCAGGCGGCGACGGCGCGATCGCCGGTGGCGATCACCTCCTCGGGCGAGGATCCGAGGCCCATCTCCGCGAGCGCGGCGAAGAGGTCGATGCCAAGGGCGTTCAGAAGGACCGAGAGGAGCAGCAGGATCTGGGCATAGAAGCTGCGCGCCTGGAAAAGCGACAGGGCGGGCAGCGCGAGGTTGTTCGGAAGCACGGGAGATCTCCTGTTCAGGCGGGAAGAAGGGCGGCGGTGTAGGCGGCGACGATCCAGCCCTCCTGGCCGGCGTAGGCGACCTGCAGCCACTGCCGGCCGTCGAAGGTGCCCTGGCGCAGCACCGGGACCGGCGTGTCATCCGGGATCCGGGCGAGGATGTTCGGATTGAAGCTCGGCCAGCGGCGCAGGTTCAGCGTCTCGCCCGAAGGGATATCGACGATGACCATCTGCGGGTTGGCGGCGGTCGGCGGGACCGGCTCCGAGAAGGCCTCGGCCTCCGCATCGGCGGGATCGTCGCGACCGAGGATCCGGGCGCGGACATGCTCCAGCGGGAAGAGCGGGTTGGTGTCGACCTTGCGGCCGGGCGAGACATACCAGTGGGTGGCGATGTCCCGCAGCGTCGGCACGCCCTCGAAGAGCGCCCGCAGCAGCTCCAGCACCGCGGTGATCTGCGCCTCGGCATAGGGCATCCAGAGGCCGCGGCCGTGCTCCGGCGTCTCGACCTCGCGGATGCCGAACAGGCTGGTGGCGAAGGTCTCGCCATACCAGGTGACGGCCTGGCTCTCCGACAGCCGGGTCATCCGGCCCGGGTTCACGATCTCGATGCCGATCGAGAAGTCGTTGCAGCCCGCCCGGCCATGGAAGCTCGACTTGCCGGCATGGCCCGCCCGGCGGTTGGTCGGCACCTGCTGGAGGATCGTGCCGTCACGCTCGACGACGAAGTGGACCGAGACCCCCACCGCATTGTCGGCAAGGTAGGTCGCGGCCGAGCCGGGCGTGAGCCGGCTCGCGGTGTCGTGCAGGATGACCAGCGACGGCACGATCTCTCGGCCGATGTTCTTCGCCTGCTGGTAGGCGACGCCGGTCAGGCGGTGGTTTTCGATGCGCATGAAGGCCCCGTGCAAATGGGGCGTTCAAGCCCCCGGTAACGGGGCGACCATCGCAGATGCAGGGAGGGGATTAGCCCTTGAAGACTTTCAGGGGGCATGTCGGACGGGGATCAGCCTGTCCAGGCGCCACTCTGGCAGACGGGTCAGTCCCTGTCAAAAGGCAGTGTCATCTGCCGATGACCGGCCTCGGCATCGAGTGCCGCCCGGTAGTTCGACACCGTCCGCGTGTGCAGGTCGCAGGCCAGCGCGACCTGCTGGAGCGAAGCGCCGGCGCGGAGCATGCGCATCGCCTCGCTCCGCCGCCGCTTCGTGCCCCGCATCGAGCCGCAGGGCAGCGTGATCCGGCCGTGGCCGATCTCGCGGATCACCCGCTCGGCCGCCTCCGCCCCGATCACCTCGGCCAGCTTCGAGCCGCGGGCGTGCTTCGGGATGTTGATCTGGCAACCGCCCCAGTGGCGCAGGAGGCGCGTGGTCAGCTCCTGACCGATCAGTGCCTCGATCTCGCCCGCGATGCCGGGGAACAGCGCCATCAGAGGCCATCCTGAACATGACGCGGCAGATCGGGCCGCACGGGCAAGACAGTGGTCACGGCCGGTCCGCGCGGATCGTCGTGGCGGATCACATAGGCGTGGCCCTCGATCACCACGGCCGCGGCCCCGGCATCGGCCGCGGCCTGCAGCCGCTGCGCAATCTCCCGGCGCAGGCGGTCCAGATCGAAACCGCCGACCCGCTCCAGATAGCGGACGATGGAATGGTCGGTGATGATGAGCCCGGGCCGCTTCATTGCAGCCTTACCCCGGCGCGGCGGCACATCGCCTTCAGCGCCTCGCTCACGTCGCGGATCTGCGCCTCGTCGCGGAGCGCGTCCACGTCGATCGTCTCGGCGCCCCAGCTCTTGCCGAAGCGCGAGCGGATGAAGGCGTTCAGCCCGCGCCGGCCGCTCTCGCGCACGGCGCCGGCCTCGGCCAGCAGCCGCCACATGACATGCAGGAACCGGATCGCCGGGACATCGGAGGCCGGCCGCCGCCCGGGACGGCCCCCGTCCGTGGGCGTGAACCCACGGGCGCGGAGCCCGTCGAGCATCGCCCGCAGCTCCAGCTCGGTCATGTCCGCCATGCTCGACTTGCCGGTCAGCATGACCTGCAGGTCGCGGCGGGTGTCGGCGTCGATGCCGAGCTCGCGGCAACCGACGTGGATCAGCTTCTGGAGGGCACGGGGTGTCATGCGAGACGCGCCTCCAGCTGCCCGGCGAGGATCCAGAGGTCATGCAGGATCCAGCAGCTGTTATCGGTCGGGTCCGTCACGGCGAGGCAGCGATTGCCGTTGCCGTCGTAGGCGATTTCTCCGAGCGGCCGCAGAATGTCAGTCAAGGCGTCCTCCAGGATCTGGCGGCGCTGGATGATCGTGGCGGAAGCAAACCCGGCCATCTCTCATTCCTCCGGACAAATGTTGTCGAGCGCGTCCGCGAGGTCGCGCAGGAAGGCGGAGACGGCGAGGTGCCCGCCGCCGCCGTCGTGACGGCCGGCCACTTCGCGGATCAGCACGGGCCGGGTCTCGTCTGCGGCGAAGTTCGCCAGCAGGTCGAGGATTTCGCCCGGATCGCTGGCGAGCGACGCGGCCAGATCCCGTTGCGGGACGTTCAGCGCGACCATCATCCCCTCCAGAGCTGGGCGCCGGCGGCGATCCAGAGGACCGCCTGCAGCGCGAGCACGGCGCCCGCCAGGCGCATGGTCTGGCGGACTTCCGAATGGTCCCCGACCTCGACCGACTTGCCCGCCGTCACGAACAGCAGGGTCGAGACAATCATGGTGGTAGCGGCCGAGAAGATCAGCGCGATGAAGCCCAGCATCGCCGCCTCACGCCTTGGCGAGATCGATGGTCACGGTCTCCCAGGCGCCGTCGAAGGCCGAGCGCATCTGGCAGCGGACGTAGGTCTTCGAGCCGACCACCCGGATCGCATCCCGGATCGCGCGCATGGCGGCCTGCCAACGCTCGTCCGCGATGTCGAGGCGCAGCAGCATGAAGATCTCGGAGCGGTTCACCTGCCCGGGCCGGTCGGTGTTGAAGGCGCGAGTGACGATGTCGCGGATCTCGGGCCGGCTGTCCGCCGCCCATTCGGTCAGGCATTCGTCGATCAGCGCCTTCGCCTGCTGCAGCTCGGGGCCGAAGTCGAGGCAGTCCTGCTCGCGGATCTCGACGCGCATCCGGCCGTCAAAGCTGGTCAGGGTCATGTTGCCCTTCTTGCCGCCGACCTTAACGCCATATTCCTGATCGAGCAGCGCGGTCAGCGCGCCGATGTCGTCGAAGGTGTGGCCCTTGAACCGGGCTACCTGGTCGCTGAGGGCCACGGCGAATCCCATGATCCGGCGCACCGTCTCGTCGATCAGCTGGTCGCTGGCCTTCACCAGCTCCTTCGGGCGCAGGCCGCCGGTGGCATCGCGCATGTAGATCTTGCCGTCGAGATCGACGGTTCCCGCGGGCAGGACGGCGGGCGTGAAGCTGGACATCATCTCGGTCATTTCAGGAGCCTTTAGGCAGGGGATGATTAACGGGGGATGATCGGGGTGCGGGCGGCATGTGCCGACCGCGTCAGCCGCCAGAGCAGCGTGTTCGCCAGGTCGCGCTCGGTCCGCATGGCGATCAGGGCCGCGGCGATCTGGTCGCGGCTGAACCGTGCCGGTGCCGTCGCGACCTCGTCGGGCGTGGGGTTGAGCCGCTCACCCATCGCTGTCACCAAGGATGCTGCGGGCTGCCTCTCGGGCCTCCGCATCGGTCAGCAACTCGCTGGCAAGCACCGCGCGCAGCATCAGGATCACCACGTCGCGGCTGCGGGCGGGCTGGCCCTCGCGGGCATGGGCCACCACGAAGGCCGCCAGCGACCAGAGCTGCTCGCGGTAGCCCGTGTCAGCCGCGGCGCGCTGGGTCACCCGCCGGAGGCTGTTCAGGATCGTCTTGCCGTCCCGGCCGCCCATCAGATGCCCGAGCTTCGAGAGGCTGATCCGGGCATATTCCCGCAGGAGCCAGGTCAGCTCGTGCCGCGCCCAGACGATCTCGGCATAGCTGCCGTCGCGGCTGAGCAGCGTCTCGCGGCCGAAGCCGGTGCGCGCCACCATGGCCGTGATCACCGCCTCGGGATCGAGGCTCGCGCCGGGCTCGGAGAGGATCGGAAGGTCTGGGCTCATTGCGCCTCACCTCCCTTGGCCGGGGCCTTCGGTGCATTCCGCTTGCAGCTGCTGCAGGCGCGATACATCCGCACCCGCAGCGGGTTGCCGGTCTGGAAGTCCCGCGCCTTCTCGCGCCAGTCCTGGCAGACGTGGCTCGGCATGGTGCCGAGCGCCGGGCAGCGGATCACGGCGTCCTCAAACACCCCGCGCACCCGTTCCTCAATCCCGGCGAGATCAGCCGGATACTTGCGCCGCAGCACCTGGCTCACGACGGTCGCACTCCGGTCGAGGCGCTGAGCCACCTTGTTCTGCGAGGTCTTGCCGCATTCGATCGCCAGCGTCTCAACCCAGTCGGGCAGATCCGATCCCCATGCCGCGCGGGCGATGTCCAGCGGGCCACTCATTGGTCACGCCCTTTCCGGGGCGCCATGCCGGGGATGTAGGTAAAAGCGCTTTCGTTCGGATCCCACACGGTGGTGACACGACGCTCGCGCGGGGCGCGCGGCCCGGAGTTGCGGATCAGCTGATAGGACGCCTCGCGCTGGCCCGTAACGGCCGTGCGGGTCACCCGCAGATAGCCCGCGCGCAGCAGCGCCTGGCAATAGCCGCTGGCCTCGCGCAGGTCCGCCTTCAGATCCGCCCGGCAATGCGCCACAAGGTCGACCGGCGTGAAGGTCTTCAGCCCTCGCATGGCAGTCCAGAGCTGCTGGCCGATGATCCCGGCCCGGTCCTTCGGCTGGCGGTATTCAGGCGTCAGCTCCCACATCTTGCGGCTGGACCCGTTGCCGCCGCGCTGGACGCGGATCCGCCCCTCGGCCTCCCAGCCGCGGACGAGGTCGGTGGCGGCCTCCATGCCGATCATCATTTCGGCGGCAATCTCGGCATAACCGAACACCTCGGTTCGCAAGGCAAAGGCCCACGCCTTCGCCTCGACCGCAGGGCGGCGCTTCGCGGTCATGGTCTGATGCGTCCCCATCATCATGATCACGCCCTCCGTGCCGTGCGGGCGGCGGCTTGTTGGCGCGACCGCTCCACCGAATGCTCACGGCGCGGCGGCGGAGCCTCACCGCGAAAGAACGGCCGCGCACCCCACTCGGCCAGACCCACCCTGGTCCAGCCCTGAGCCAATGCGGTCTCCTTCAGGTGGCTGAGGTTGGTCGAGACGCGGCGGATCGACCCGCTGGACTGGTCCAGCAGCCGCAGTTTGAGCTCGTCGCGGATCTCGACGCCGGCCGCATAGATCGGGGCCAGCTGGTTGACGTCGGACATCTCCGCCGGCTGGGCCGCGACCCAGTCGAGCATCCGGCCGTGCACCCGCTCCCACTTCATCAACTTTGTGGGCAGCTCCTCCTCGCCAATCAGGATCACCGGCACGGCCGAGGCCTCGTAAAGCCCGCGGACCACCTCGACCATGTCATCGCGGATCAGCCGGTCGGCCTCATCGATCAGCAGCGGGCGCTGGTGGACGGACAGTTCGCGCGCCACCTGCTCGAAGATATCCGCCGCGGTGCGCGCAGGGCGCAGGCCGATCTCGAACGCGATGCCGGCCAGCAGCTGCTTCGAGCGCCAGAGCGGCTGCACCTCGACATGGCAGGCGCCGAAGGCATTGGTGGCATAGGTGGCTGCGGTCGATTTGCCGAAGCCCGAGGGGCCGTAGAAGGTTGCCATCCCCGGCAGCCCGAAGGCGCGGTGCTGGACCCGGTCGACCAGGGTCATGAGTGCGGCCACGTTCCGCAGCGGCGCGACGCTTTCGTAAAGGGTTTCAGTCATGCTCTTCCTCGCGTTTCTGTTGGCCGGTTGCCCGGCGTCAGCCGAAAATCGTGTCGCCGAAGTCGCGCCAGAGCATCTGCTCGGCCCGGTACTCGGCGCTGAGCCGGTAGCCATCGAGCCACCGGCGCTGGTCTGGGGTGACGGCGCCGCCGCTCTCGATCGCGCGCTCCAGATCGAGCGCGCGCCTGAAGCGCTGGCGCGGGGCCTCCTCGGGTTCCGCCGCCGGACGGATCGGGATTGCCGTCACGGTGGCCGGGGTGGCGGGCGCCGGGGCAGCGGAGGCGGCCTTCGCAGCCTTCGGCTTCACCATCCGCACCACCTTCGCCTCGGGCTTCGGCGTGTCGACCGGGCTCGCCTCGTCCAGCATCCGGCCAAGCTCGGCTGCGGTGTAACGGCGGTGGGCGGCTGCGGCCTCCTTCTCGGCCTTGTGCCAGGCGCGGCGCGCGCGGGCGGTGATCCGCGCGTCGCCCATGTCGAAGAAGCCGGACCGCTCCCAAACCGGCGCGTGGCCGAGATAGCTGCCGTCGTGGCTGTAGACATGCAGGCCGTCCCACAGTGCCGAAGGGTCGAAGCGGGCCACGACCTTCTCGCCGGCGAAGTCCTGCATCCAGTCCGCCCAGTAGCGGTTGTTCTGGAAGGCGATCTCGCCGTTGCGGGTGTTGAGCCGCAGCCCCTCGGCGCCGAGCAGCCAGAGCCGGCGCTGCGCCTCGGTGGCCTTGCGGATCGGGGCGGTGGCGTAGCTCTCGTCGAAGACATCGGCGAAGCTCCGGCCATAGGCCACTTCGGAGCGCCGGCCCTGGCGGGTGTTGTGCTCCTCGATCCCTTCGGCGAGCACCCGCAGGAAGTCCTCCAGGTCGACCGCACGGCTGCCGTAGTCCTCGGGCTTGGCGTCCGGCCGGTTGCCGGTCCAGGCGCCGTCGAAGCGCGGATCCTTGGCAATGGCGTCGCACATGTCGCGGAAGGCGCGCTCGATCGGCTTCGACTGGCCGCTGTAGGGCGTGGCCCAGTGGATCTCGCAGCCGAGCGCGGTGAAGAGGCCCGGGACGTCGTCTTCCTTGACCTTGAAGCGGTAACGGGTCGCGGCGCCGCCGGTCACCACCTTGGCGGCAAACTCCCGCCCGTTGTCGAGAAGCACATGGCCGGGAATGCCCCAGTCCTCGATCATGTCGCCGGCGGCGAGCAGCACCGCGGTGCTGTTCGGCGTCTGGTCGACCCGCCAGGCGAGGATCCGGCCCGAGAAGATATCCTGAAATGCCACCATCTGCGGCCGGCCGACGAAGGACGGCTGCCCCCCCTCGGCCGGCCAGCGCACGAAGACGTCGAACTTGTGGAAGTCGGCGTTCACCGCCTCCAGCGCGTGCAGCGCCGTCTTGTCCCGCGTCTGCGCCGGATAGCGCCGCTTCAGCGCCTCGACCCCTTCGCGCATCAGGATCTGGGTCTGCTCACTCACGGTCGAGTTCAGGCGCCTGAGCGCCGTCTTCTCGGTCAGGATCTGCCAGCCCTTCTGCCGGGCGAGCGTCACGGCCCGGCGATAGCATGACGCGAAATGCGGGTGCGAAAGCCGAAGGTAGTCGCTCTTCAGGAAGTCGAAGAAGTCAGGGTCGCAGTCCGCCTTGCGCCGGCGCCTCGGCGCTGCCCGGTGCCGCGGTGCAAGGTAGGGCAGACGGTCCGCCGGGGCGACGCCCTCGATCCGCTCGAACCACGTCCAGATCGTGCGCGCGCCGACGCCGCGGGCCTTGGCCACCTGATGGACGGCAAAGTGCTTGCCATGCGTCAGCTCCATCGCCTCGACTTCCTGAATGATGCGCAGCTGGGCGAGGGCCTTGTCCTTCGCCTTCTGCGGCAGGGCGTCGTACTCGGCCCAGGCGTCGTCACGGGTCATCCGAGGCTCCGGCGCCTCGGGGCCTTTCGCGTGGAGAAGCAGCTGCTTCTGCGCGCTCAGGGGAAAGTTCTGCCAGTGGTATTCCCAGCCGCCGCCGCGTCCCTCCCGCTGCCGGGCGAAGCCGGTGCGATGACGCCAGCCGTTTTTGGCAATGTGCCTGTCGACACCCTGTTGGGTACAGGGAAGCTCGGGAAGCCGCGCGTCGGCGATCTCCTGGGCGGTCCACCATTCCTTGTCCGGCCTGAGGCTCATTCGTCCGATGCCTCCGCATCGGCGATCAGCCGCCGCAGCTCATCAAGATTGGCGGCCACGAACCTGCGCCGGACGATGGCACCCGCGCGCGACCACGCCTTGTTCAGCGCTTCCAGATCCTCTTGAAGCGTGTCTTTGGGCGGGGCTTTGACACCCCGTTCAACGCCGAGCGCACGGCGGGCGGCAGCCACGTTCTTTGCCTGCCCCGAGGCAAGCCTCAGGACTACGGTGGCACGTTCGTCCGCATCCGCGATCTTGCCGATCTTCTCGATGGCATCGAGCGGCACCGGCCGCGGCGAACCGTCGAGGATGCGAAGCTCGTCCGACGACAGTCGGCGCACCGCAGCTGTGGCCTTCCGGATCTGCCGCGGTGTGACGCTCCGATTGCTGGCGACCAGTTCTGCAAAGGAACAATTATTCCCTTGCAGACCGTGACGGGCAATTGCGCCCGCCGATCCCTGGCGGGTCTCCGGGTGGCGTTCCTCGTAGTAGCTCTGCCAGGCCGCGAGAAAGACCGCGTCCTGCAAGGGCGTCATGCCTGCGACCAGGTTGGCCGCGATCTCCCGCCCCCGCGCATCCTGCGCGGACATGTCGAAAGCCCGCACCGCGATCTCGTTCTGACCGAGCCGCTTCATCGCTTCCAGCCGGTGCGCGCCATCGATGAGCACGAAGCGCCCCTTGGCACGCCGCACCTCGATCGGTGTCGTGAAGCCGAAGATCCCGATGACCTCCATCAGGCCCTTGACCTTGGCCTCCGCGACCGTCCGCAGCCGGTCCTGCGGCACCTCGATCTCTGCGACCGGCAGGGTGGTGGTTCCGGCGATCAGCTTGCCCATTCCGGCTCTCCGTCAGTTCTTCTTGCTCTTGATGGTCGGGCGCTGCTCGTCGCCGAGCCCGTCGCCCTGACGGTGACCGCAGTGGGGGCAGAGGCGATCATGGATGCCGGCCGACCTGAACGGCCGCTGGCAGGCGAGACAGCAGCGATCCTGGGGCGCGGTGCGTTCGATCCGCCTGGCCGCCCAGTCCATGGCGGCATCCTTGGTCGAGAACACCGGGCTCACGCGCTCGCGGGCCGCGTTCTTGACCGACCAGCCATTCGGGGTAGTGACGATGCTGTAGCTCATTGCAGAAACAGGCCACACAGCGGGGCGAGCCACAGGAAGGCAACGAGCCCCGAGAACAGGAAAAGAACACCGAGGGCATCGCCGATCAGGCTGTCCTCGATCCGGGCGTTCCAGCTCATCAGCCGGCGCCAGCCCGCGCCGAGCCGGGAGAGAAGGTGCGGAGGGGCGAGCATCACTGTCCGCCCCCGTCGATCACGCGGAACCCCGACCGCAGAAGGCTGACCGCGCTGGTGCTGCGTCCCGTCAGGCGCGCGATCTGCGACACCGACAGACCCGCATGCACCAGGCGCAGGATCTCGGCCTTCTCCTCGCCGGTCAGCGGCACCGGCGCCCGGCGCGGTGCCCGCTTCGGCGGGATCTTCGAGCGCAGAAGCTCGTTCTCGCTCTGCAAGAGTTCCAGCAGGCGGTCGGCGCTGATCTCGTGCATCTGCGGCCCGGCGCCGGGCATCTCGTAGCGTCCGTGCATCCGCAGCGCGGGCAGCACCTCCGAAGTGATCCACTTGCGGAACCGCTTCGCCGCCGGCTTCCGGCTGGCAAGGACCAAGGCGTAAAGGCCGCTCTCGGAGATGAGGTTCGTCGGCCTGTGGCTACCCTCGATAGTATCTAGGGTAACTTCGTCGTCATCGAGCCGCTTCACGGCATCGGTCGGGTTCTGGATCTCCAGCACCCGGCAGACGTCGGCCGCGACCCACCAGGGCGAGCCGTCGCGCAGCAGCGTGCGGATCGGCTGGTCCTCGAAGTCGAACGGGATGAGCTCGGCCGACATCACGCCACCCGCGCCTTCACGTCATCGACGTGGCGGTTCAGTCGGGCGACGTAGAGCGCCCAGACCTGCTCGGGGCCCGCGGCTTCAAGGATGCGGCCGAGCAGCGCCGTTCCCCTCGGTCCCTTGGACTGGCCATAGGTCGCACCGCGTGCGGTCCCTGCCGGGATGCCCTGCTCTTGCAGCCACTGCTCGAAACTGCCGCCGCGCGCCCTGAAAGCCCCCATGATCGCGTCATGCAGGATCGTGCCGGGCTGGAAAGGATAAAGATCTTCTGCCATGTTGCCTCTAGCTTCCGTGTCACCGCGCAAGACGGTGCTGATTACGGTTAAAGGATAGGTAGATTATAATCTACCGTCAAGCCGAAAGGTTGAAGATTGTCTACGTTTGGCGAGCGTTTGAGGGAGGAGCGGGAGCGGCTGAGGTTGAGCCAAATCGACTTCGCTGCGCTCGGGGGTGCGAAGAAGCACTCACAAATCAACTATGAAGCTGACCGGACCGCGCCCGACACGGACTACCTCACCGCCCTCGGAAAACATGGCGTAGACATCGTTTACGTCCTAACCGGAGAGCGTTCGGGAACTGCATTCGGCTTGGCGCAAAAGGTCCACGAGAGATACGCGGACGTCATCGCCTTCTCGCAGCAAGTGGCTTCCCGAACCGAGGCGGCTCTCGCTGCGATACCGGACGAAGACTATGTGCCCGTGCCAGTTCACTCCGCGCTGCTGGCAGCTGGGGATGGATGCGACAACGCCGGCGACGACGTGGTCGACCACCTTGCCTTCCGGCGGGACTGGTTGCGGCGCATCGGGGTTTCCTTGACGGCTGCCGCGCTCGCGCGTGCGAAGGGTGACAGCATGTCTCCCTCGATACACGATGGCGACATGCTTCTGATCGACACCGCCCAGGATGACGCTCCCTTCAAGGTTCGCGAGCCTGCGGACACCCGTCCGGCGATGATCTACGCGCTGCGCGACGACCTCGGTGCCCGGGTCAAGCGCATCGAGCGGATCGCGCCAGGACGGATCATGCTGCTGTCAGACAACCCGGCCTTCGCGCCAGAGGTGAAGTCGGACGGGGACGTCACCATCCTCGGCAGGGTGGTCTGGTGGGGCCACACCAACAGGGAGTGACGGATGTTCAAGTGGTTCAGCCGGTCCCGCGGCCAGGCAACGCCTGACGGAGACATCGATTGTGGCGAGCCTGAAGCCGAGCCGGCTGTGGAGCATCAGGACGAGGACGAGAATGGGCGCGCCGTCGTGCCCGAGTTTCGCGGGTTGAAAGACCCCGCGAGCGCGACAGAGACGCAGATGCTTCTCGCGTTGTCCTGGTCAAAACGGTGGCACGGCAACCATGAACTGTTTAATGAGGATATCGCTCTCGGTGTCTTGGCTTCTTGTCTCAAAGGCGAAGCGCTGAGGAGTAACCAGCCGGACCGGGAAGTGATACGTATGGCGGTTCGAGCACTGCGCAGCGCGGGTACAAGAAATCGCGCCTATCAGGTGCGAGGCGCATTTCCTTGGATGCAACTGCGACTCGGCCCGCAAGAAGATCCGTGCCGGAAAGCCAGGTCGATGTCGGGGAAGATCATCTCCCACGATCAATACCCGTCGATCCCGCTGCCTGGTTGCACGGCGAGCGAGTGTCGGTGCTGGGTTCGAAGTGTCACCACAAGTGAGAAGGCGAAGGGGAATGGCTAAGCGCAAACACCCCCCGCTGGAGAGGGCAGCCCGCGCCCTCTGTCGGTTCCGGGGCTTGCCCGAGGACACCCGCTTCGAGGGCGCGCCGATGTGGCAGAGCCATGTCGACGAGGTCGTAGTCGTCCTTCGCGCCGCCCTGACCAGCGAAGACCTGGTCCGCCTGATTCCTGACTGTCCTTCTGCCGCAACGCACAGCGAGTGACGGCAGCGCCGGCGCAAAACGGTTGTATGTTCCGAAAGGGTTTCGATGGAGGCCCCTTTCGTTAAGTCTAGGAACAACAAGCGCTTATCCGAACATACAACTGGCTTCTTAAACTTACACAGCCAGTTGTATGTTCCGACCCTGCTGCCATCGGCTTCGGATGGCGCCTTCCGGCACCAAATCCACGAAAAACCGCGCCTTTTCCGCCCATTAAACGGCGCCAGCCATATCAGCTGTTTCTGAGCCTGCGGAGGGCACCCTGCCGCCTAAATGGCGGTTTTCGCATTTAGTGCAAGACAACCCACTCAGAGCGCAACGGCCGCCGCGTTTACGCCTAAGCCGTTGGTTACAAATACCTTCGCAGAACTTCGCACATCTCCGCAGGTCTCCGCAGTTCGTGCAACTCTTACTGTCCCCTTACAGCGGTTGTTGTAGCGGGACACGAAGACCTGCAGTGCGGGACACGAGAACCTGCAGCAGAGCAGTTCCGCGGAAGCGCTTGTGTCAAGCCCAGCGGCCGCCACCGGCATCTCTGGCGGCAGAACCTGACGGTGGTCGCGCATACCGCGGCCATCATCATGCCGCTACTGGCTACACCGCCGCGCGGAAGTATGACCTATCCACTTAACCTTCTTTCCGTGCTAATCTTGGGAAGGAGGATCGGTTCATGGACCAGTCGACGAAGGCTCCGAAGGCGCGGAAGCGCGACCCGGACACGAAGCTGGCTCAGCACCGCTTGAGCGTGCTGGAGTTGGCGAAGGAACTCGGCAACGTCGCGGAGGCCTGTCGGCAGCGGGGGTTGGACCGGACCAGCTTCTACGAGTGGAAGCGGCGGTTTCAGACTCAAGGCTTCGAGGGGCTCAAGGACCTGCCGCCGATCCACAAGAGCCACCCGCAATCGACGCCCCCGGAGACGGTGGCGCGGATCAAGACTCTGGCGCTCGCCCATCCGGCCTATGGCTGCAACCGGTTCGAAGCGATGCTGGCGCTGGAGGGCATCCGGGTCTCGTCGATCACCATCCAGAAGATCCTGAACGAGAACGGTCTGGGCACGAAGTCCGACCGCTGGCTGGCGCTGGAGCAGGCCAACGCTGAAAAGAGGATCGAGTTGACCGCGGAGCAGGCCGCCTTCATCGAGAAGCTGAACCCGTGCTTTCGGGAAAGGCATGTGGAATCAAGCGCCCCCGGCGAACTCCTCTCCGCCGATACCTTCTTCGTCGGCGCGCTCAAGGGGATCGGTCGGGTCTACCTGCACGCTGTCGTCGACACCTTCGGCTCCTACGCCTTCGGGTTCCTGCACGTCTCCAAGCAACCCGAGGCGGCGGTGGCGGTGCTGCACAACGACGTGCTGCCGTTCTACCGCAACCTGGATCTGCCCGTCGGCGCGGTGCTGACCGACAACGGCCGCGAGTTCTGCGGGACGGAGCGGCATCCTTACGAGCTCTATCTCGACCTCAACGGCATCGAGCACCGCCGAACCCGCGTCCGGACGCCCAAGACGAACGGCTTCGTCGAGCGCTTCAACGGCACCATCCTGGACGAGTTCTTCCGGGTCGCGATGCGCGACAATTTCTACGAAAGCGTAGAGGCCCTGCAGGCCGATCTCGACGCCTGGCTCGTCCACTACAATACCGAACGGCCACATCTCGGCTACCGAAACGTGGGCCGTCGACCGGTCGAGACCGTCATGTCATTCGTCAGTCAAGAAGGTTAAGTGGACATATGACCCTTCAAGTGATGTTCCAAGCAGAGCACGGCTAGATACCTTGTGGAGAACCGGCCAGAATCGGAGCGACTTCGGGCACGTTAAATCGCAGCGCCTACACTTTGAATAGGTGCGAGCTTTCAACCTCCACTCATCAGTAACGAGCTTTGCCACACAAATTCTCTCCTATCCACGACTGACAGGATCCGCCTAGGTTCGATACATTCTGCTCCCCTAATAGCCATATTTGCTCTTGCGATCACGAAATGCCTTCTCACCACCTTCCATTGTTGAGGTAATTGTCGCACATACATCTGCTCGATCAATGGCGCCCCCGCAGTGGATCGCGCGTTTGCCGCCGTCCGCCAAGTCCATGTTTACGACAAGTTCGGACGAGCCGTTGACGACGATGTTGGCATTATGGCTGGCAAAAATGATCTGGCGGCGCTGCTTCGCATCGTGCAGTTTCTCTGTGACAGCAGAGATAACTTTGTTGTCGAGATCGCCTTCAGGTTGGTCGACGATCAACGGACCGCCTGGTTGTTCCAGTAGCATCAGCAGCAAGGCTGCCGCACGCTGCCCTTCGGATGCCTGCTCGAAATAGATCTGTCTGTCTTCATCGCAATAGGACAGGGCGATATCTGGCTGCGGTGTTGCCGTCGCTATTGCTTCAACTCGGGGAATGTCCATGAGATCTAGGCAGGTGCCGAGGGTTTTCTCCGTTCCGCCGATCGTGCGCGTGAGCGTCGGGTAAAGTGATTGCTGCCCGGCGAGGTTTGAACCGACATACTTGTAGCGTAAGGCTTCTAAGCATTCCGCGCGCATAGCATCTAGGAAGGCCCAAGGCGAACTGGAGGTAATCTGCTCAGTTACTCGGTTCTGTCGGCTCTCCCCTTGCGAACCAGATTTTGCGCTGAGCCTGTCGACCGCGTCTCGAATATCGGCCCAGCCGCCGTCAACATGAAGATCGGCTTTGATACGTCCACCTGAGAGAGTTTCAATCTTGCGCGCCCAGTCAGCGGTCTTCGCGCCTCGAGTGTTCACGGTGGATTTAAGCGCATCTATGGCGCGGATCAGCGCGCTGGACTTCTCATCGGGTGAGGTCATCGCGACCTGCACTGTGCCGATCTTCTCCACCAACTCCTTCAGCTCTTTTTGAAGAAGGTCAAGTTGGACTGCCACTGTTCGATGCTCGACAAGCTTCTCCATCACCTTGTCGCAGCTTGATTTGGCCTCGGTTGTAGTGATGGTATACTTTTCCTGTGCTGCGTTCATCGCGGCTTGAAGAGCCGCCAGCCTTTTACCCAATGCGTCTATGCCAGCCTGAAATTCCGAGTTGAATTGCCCGTAGAGGTCACGAAACGTCGCTGTCTCCGGCAAGTCGGATGTGAGGTCAACCGGCTGACGGGAGGTGCGCCATAGTTCAGTTAATTCATCCATAACGGCGGCGACCTGACTGGAGGCCTGCGAACGTCGGCCATCATATTCGGCGAGACCATCGTAACGTCTAATGATCTTCTCATCTTCGCCCGATTGCGCCGGGAGCGTCTTCCTGAGCGCGGATATGCGCTGGTCGAGGGCACCCTTAGCCGTCGTCAGTTTGTGCAATTCCTGCTGTGTCGACCACGCTTCGACAAGGGCCTGGAGGGCGCCGCGTACAGTTAGCTTGGCGGCATCGATATCAGCCAAGAGGCGGTCATCCTCTCGTTTGAACTCGGGTTCAACGAACTGCAGCAAATCCGAGAGTTGCGCGCGTTTACCAGCCTGTTTACCGACTTCAGAAAGCTCGCCCTGGCTGTAGACAACGGCTGGGAACAGCGACCGCAACTCTTTGGTCGAAAGTTCTTGGATAGAGCCGTCAGGGTATGCCACCTGCGGCTGATAACCGTTTCTGGCTGTCCGTAATATTTTGAACCGAGCACCATCCTGGAGGATTTCCAACTCTACCCTCGCCCCAACGCTGACGATGGTGTCTTTGATGAGCGCGGCATTGCGGTCGCTACCGCTATACTCGCTTTTTTTCAGATCGAAGCAGCTGCGGCCTAGGCCGAAGGCCACATATTCGAGATAGCTGCTCTTTCCGCTGCCGCGGCCGCCAATGAAGGCATTTTGCTCGCGGCTGAAGGAGAGGTCCGCGTCCGCCAGTATCGTCGATCCGGTCAGCCGAATCGCAGCCACGCTCAGGTTCGATACGGTGGGGCGGCCGATCGAGATGCGTGACTGGTAGCCGAGGAACGCCTGGCGAATGGCTTCGGCAGTGGGTGCTGCGAGCTTGATCCAGCAATTATTGGTGCCGACGTTGGCCATGTCCGCCGAGCGCGCGTCGGATGTGGGTAGAGGATAGATGCAGCGATCACCCCACATCGGGTCCTTCCCAGACAGGCGTACGCGGTTGGATTGCAGGCTTTCGATCGTCTGGCCGTTGTCGAGATAGCCGCCCACATAGGGCATCTTTTTGAAATCAGAATGAGAACCATCACGGAGTACGGTATGCTTCCCGCCTTGCGACACGTTCGGCAAGATGATGTACCGGCCGACAAGGCCTTGCACAGTGTCGAGTTCACTCGCGATGTCGGGATACGAACAGTTGAGCTGAGTAACCCGCTTGGCCTTGATCGCCTTGTCGTCAAGATCGGCGGTGACGATGCCCAGCTTCCCTAGAGCCTCCCGCCGCCATTCTTCCGACAGGTCCGCGTCGAACAGGAGCAGACACTGCACGCCGCTACGGGCCGTGAGTTCCATGCCCGGAAAGAGCCAGAGATCAAAGTCAACGTCCACCGCCTGTCGGCGAGTGATCGCTTCCTGGACGTAGGGGATCATGACCATCTCGTGATGATCGGTTACTGCGATTGCTCCTAAGCCGCGGGCAACACAACGATCGACAAATGAGTCAGCCCAGTTTTGCCTTTCGCGATCGACATCGGCTGCAGTCGCGGTCTTACCATCCAACTCTTGACCAAGGCCGACGGGCCGGGCGCCGATCCAATTCGGATCTCGCGGGGTGTGCAACTGAAAGTCACATTTCCGCCAGTAGGCAAAACTCATGTCAGCTCCCTCAACCAGACCTCCCAGATCCGAGAGGCAATTTGATGGCAGTCTACTAGCAGAAACAAAACTGAAAAGGTGGCGCGTTGCAGCTTGGTTCGGAGGTGGTCACCTTGAAAGGCGCCACAGCGGCAACTGTGCGGGCATTGCTTTTCACAATCTGTTGGGGGCAGACGACCCTAAAACTGTACTTTTACTCTACCGCAGCGAGCAACTGCTTCCCGCCCGACCTGTCCACCCCGCGTCAATATGCCCACGGATCCCGCCCCTCATCCGGCGTAAGGGTCGCGGCGCCGAACGCGGGGCCTCATACTCTGCCGATGGCCGCCGCGGGCTGATCGCTCCGCCCGCGGCACCTATCTCAGCCCGGATCCCCGATGTCCCAGTTCGAGACCAGCAGCTCCGGCCGGGCGGCCCCGTTGCCTTTGGCGCTGCCGCTGATCGTGTAGGTCGTCGTCACCTCGGCGATCCGGAACCGGCCGAAGATCGCGCGGATCTCGGGCACGTCGTTGATCGACAGCAGGAACCGGCCCTGAAGACCGGCCAGCCGCTCGGCCATCAGGCCGAAGTCCTCGCGCCGGAACAGGCCGCGGCCGTAGTCGGTCTCCGAGCCCCAGTACGGCGGGTCGAGGTAGAACAGCGTCTCGGGCCGGTCGTAGCGGGCGAGAAAGTCGGCCCAGTCCAGGCATTCGACGATCACGCCGGCGAGCCGGCTGTGCAGGTCCTCGAGCATCGGCTCCAGCGTCGTCAGGTTGAACCGCCCCGGCCGGTGCGAGGAGACGCCGAAGTTCCGCCCGCTCACCTTGCCGCCGAAGGCGGTGCGCTGGAGGTAGAGGAACCGCGCCGCCCGTTCCAGATCGGTGAGCGTGTCGGGATCGGTCGCCACCAGACGCTCGAATTCGGCGCGGGTGGTCAGCTGGAAACGCAGCGTGTCGAGGAACTGCGGATAATGCCGTTGCAGGATGCGGAACAGGTTCGCCACGTCGCGGCCGCGGTCATTGATCACCTCGGCCCGGGGCCGCGCAGTGCGGCGCAGGAAGATGCCGGCCATGCCGACGAAGGGCTCGGCATAGGTGAGGCAGGGGCTGCGGTCGAGGATGGCGCAGATCCGGCGGGCGAGGTTGCGCTTGCCGCCGATCCAGGGCGCCACAGGCTGCAGCGGGGCGACGGGTGAGAGTGGACTCTTCATCTGGTTCGTGTCTCTTCGGCGCGCCCGCAAGGGTGCGGGAGCGGCCATGATTCTCGGTCTGGTCGGTGGGGGATTGATCGCCATCATGCCCCATGTCGGAGGGTGGTTGCACACCCTCTGGCCTCCCGGTTGAAGCTCAGCCGGTCATGCCGTGCCCTTCCTGCCGCGGAACGAGGTGATCAGCCCGCCCTGGTCGAGCTGGTGGCTGACGCTTTCCAGATGCCACTCCCCGTTCAGTTCGGGACGGAGCCTCATCATGACGGCGTCCTGCGGTTCTGCTTGTCCCTGGGCGTGCGACGCCGGCGGATGCGCTTCAGGAAGAGCTGGTCTGCGAGGCTCATGTGCATGCACCGACGGCGTGCCGCGGACCTGCGGGCCGCGAGGGTGTAGGCCGTACCGGGCCACATGCCCAGTTCGTCGAAGATCTGCTGCGCCGTCATCAGGCCATGCCCAGGGCGGACTTGTAGAGGTCGAGGATCGTCTCTTCCTCGGCCAGGTCGTCGGGCTTGCGCTTCCGAAGCGCGATCACCTTCTTCATCACCTTGGTGTCGTAGCCGCGGCCCTTGGCCTCGGCCATCAGCTCGGCCTGCTGCTCGGTGACGTCCTTCTTCTCCGCCTCGAGCTGCTCGTAGCGCTCGATGAACTGGCGCAGCTCGTCTGCGGTGACATTGTAGGTCTCGACGGGGTCAGACATCGGATACTCCATTACACTCCCAGGATCTGCGTCAGAAGAACGCCGTAACGCGCAGATAGCCGTCTCCGCCGGCGCCGCCGGCGCCGCCCACCTCGGGCAGGGTGCCTGCGCCGCCGCCGCCACCACCGCCACCGGGATAGCCGCCGGCTTGCCCGCTCGCACCCTCTCCTGACGGGTAGGCGGCGCCAGACCTGCCGCCGTCGCCGCCATATCCGGGCCGCGGCGATGCGCCGCCGATGCCGCCGGAATTGGTGACGTTGATTTGCCCGGCCAGGATCGCCGATCCCATGCCGCCGGGCTGCTCGAACTGGTAGGTCATCGAGCCGGCACCGAACCCGCTGCCGCCCCCACCGCCCCCGGGCCGCAGGCCACCGCGCAGGCCGGCACCGCCAGCACCAGTGGAGCCGGCGCCACCTGTCGCGGTGTACGCCGAGCCTCCGGAATGAATTTCGCCAAGGCACGGTCCGCCCAGCCCACCGGAGCCGCCGGACGTGGTGCCCGGATTGCCGCCGCGGGCGCCGGCCAGGTTGTAGTCACCGAAGACCGTGTTTCCCCCGGCATCGCCCGCCGCACCGTTGCCCGTCGCCGAGCGGGCGACCCCACCTGCACCACCGGCCCCGACGCTGTAGGCAACTTCGGACCCAAGGGTATCCGCGGGGATCCAGACCTCGATCCGGCCACCGCCGCCGCCACCTCCACCACCGCCGGCGGCGGTGGTGCTGTCGGCCCTCACGCGGCCGGAACCTCCGCCACCCCCGCCGGAGATCAGCACGACATGCAGCATCACCGCGCCGGCAGGAACAGCATAGGTGCCCGAACCGGACAGCGCCTCGAACACCTGCGCGGGTGTCCCCGACCCGGCAGGTCCCGGCGCGCCTTGATCGCCCGCGTCTCCCTTGGGGCCTTGAATGCCCTGCGGTCCCTGCGGCCCCGGGGCACCTGCCGGACCGGGATCGCCCTGAGGACCGGCGGGACCGATCGCCCCGGTGTCGCCCTTGTCTCCCTTGTCGCCCTTCGGTCCCTGCGCACCGGCGGGGCCAGGGATGCCCTGCGGGCCGGGCGCCCCATCGGCACCGGCAGGCCCGGCAGGCCCTTGCGGGCCGGGCGCCCCATCGGCACCGGCAGGCCCTTGCGGGCCGGGAGTGCCATCCATGCCGCTGGTTCCGGCCGGCCCGGCGGCACCCGGCGGCCCCTGGACCCCGAGTGTCTGGATCGCCAGCGCCGGCGGCCCTTCGGCCACGATGGTCAGGACCGGCTGGTCGTTGACAATGCTGACCGTGAGGCTGGGTCCGGAGGACGGGGTGATCGTGAGCCGGGTCATTCCATCCGCACCGTGATCGGCGGCGAGGCGCGCCGCGCACCCTCGGCCGAGACGATCCGCACCCGGAAGGCCATCGGGGTTCTGGGGAAGGCATCGCACCAGGCGATCAGCCCGGTGAAGTGGCCCTGAGCGGCGTTGCCGAAGGCCATCGACAGCTGCGGCGCGAGCGCCGGATGCGCATCGAATGCCTCGATAGACCAGCCTGTAAGGTCGAGGGCCGCGCCGGCCTCGTCGGTCCAGGTGCCGCTGAACCCGAGGTCGGAGCCGCGCGTCAGAACCACGGTATTGCTCATGACTTGCCGTCTCCCTTCTTGCCGCGGAACGAGGTGATCAGCCCGCCCTGGTCGAGCTGGTGGCTGACGCTTTCCAGATGCCACTCGCCGTTCAGCTCGGGGCGCAGGCCGGTCACGGTGACCGAGGCTCCGCCCAGCAGGCCGGGCTCGAAGCCCGCCAGCCGGGCCTCCAGCGTCATGGCCGAGCGCGCGGCGCCCGACAGCACCGCCTCGGCCGCCCGCAGCGCCTCGGCCTCGGTCGGAAAGGCGTGGCGCAGCTTCTTCAGCGGCGTGCCGGTGCCGACCCGGACCCGGTGAGTGATGCCGGTGCCGGTCTCGGTCCATTCCGCCTCGGCGGCGCGATAGACGCTGCGGCCCTCGAAGGACCAGCTCCAGTCGGTGAGGCGCCAGGGCGGCAGGACCGGCGGGGTGAGCGGGTCGCCGGCGGCGGTCCGGCCCTCGCCCCGGCGCTGCACTACCAGCGCGCCGCCGTCGGGCTTGGCGGTGGCGTCGAGCGTCGCCGCGATCCGGGTCAGGAAGTGCAGGTTCGACTCGGCGGTCTGGGCGAGATAGTCCCAGGCGGTGCCCGCCACGCTCTCGCCCACCACCGGCCTGAGGCCGGCCTCGGCGGCGATGGTCGCCACGATGTCGCGCAGGCTCCGGCCGCGCCATGCCCGGGTGCGGGGGCTGCGGATCTCGCCCTTCAGGTCGGCCGCGGTGGCGGTGATCCGCAGGGACTGCCGCGGCCCGCTGCCCGCCACGCCGTCGACGGCAAAGACCCCCATCGCCGCCAGAGGCTCGCCCGCAAACCCCAGCGCCACCTCGATCCGCGCCTCGGTGTCGGGAAAGGCCAGACGGCCGTCGCGGTCGTCGAGCTCGATCTCCAGCCGGTCGGCCCTGGTGCCGTCCTCGTCGGTGAGAACGAGGCTCAGGAGCCGGTCGGCCACGGCGCCGGTCGCGTCCTCGCCATCGACGGTCAGCCGGAAGGCCGGGATCATGTCCGGCCCCAGAGCCGGATCTGGCCCACGGCCACCGGCTCGGCCACCTCGGGCAAGGTGATCAGCACGCCGGCCGGATAGACCGAACCCCGCGCCGCCAGATGCGGATTGGCCGCCAGCAGCCGGTCCTGCGCCTGCCGGCGCTGCGCGGTCGTTTTCTCGTGCGTCGGCAGACCTTTGGCCGTTGCGGCCAGAGGTCTTCCCGCTTGGCGGAGGCTCGGACTTTCGGGTGTCCGGTCAGCGCGGCAGGGGTGCGGGCTTCAGACGCGGGAGTGATGGCCGGGAGGCGATCGCGGCCGGGCGTCTCGCCGGTTTGCTCCGGGGCGGGATTCCGGGCGCCCGGTCAGCGCGGACCGGGTGCCTGCGCGGCACCCGGCACCGGCAGCCGCTCAGCCGTCCCGGCCGGGGGCGTCCTTGCCGAGGCGGGCCGCGGCGAGGCGGCGGGACTTGGCCGCGCGCTCCTCGGTATCGGCCTCGATCTGCCTCCGCGCCGCCTCGGTCGTGCGTTCGGCGGCCTGTTCCTTGGGGGAAAGACGGCGCCCGGCTCCGGGAGGGCCTGCACGCTCGACCGGCGCGGTCAGATAGTGGTCGAGCAGGGCCTGCGCCGAAGTGCGTTTCTTCATTCTGGTCTCCTTGATGTCTCCGAAGGACCCGGACCTGCCGGCCGGGCCTGCCGGACCGCCGCGCGAGGGCCGGCCCGATGCGGGGGGATGGGCTGCGAGCCATGGCAGGGATGGTCCGCATCCGCCCCTGTCATGCCGCGAAAGGCAGTCCGGCCTGTCATCATGATCAGCGCTGGCGCCTCAGATGCCCGGACATTCCGTCTCCCGCGGCCTCCGCCAAGCGCCTCCGTTCCTGGGCGCCGGCATTGCAGGTTCCAGATAGTCCGGTCCCGGCAGATGACCAGCCCTTTCCTCACTCAAGCCTCGGGATGGCTGTCTCTCGGCCCTCCCGGTCTCGTGCCAGCCCCGGCCTCAGCGCAGGTCGATCTGCCAGGTGAGGTCGAGCCCGATCTGGTCGCTGCGGAAGAGAGCTACGGTGGAGTCCGTGCGCTCGTAACTCACGGTGACATCGAGCCGGGGCGTGAGCTGGCGGAAGAGCGCGATCCCGGTGGAACGGTCTTCCTGCGCGATCCCGAAGAGCTGCCCGCCCGAGGCCTCGGAATGCCAGACCGCGACGCCGGTGGCGGCACCGCCCATGCGCCAGCGGGCCTCGGTAAAGGCGCTCACCCGCTCGACGCTGCGGCCCGGCACCGGGCGGCCGAGGGCCAGCCCCACGCGGGTGGCGAGACCCGACCAGACCGAATGCAGTTCCAGCCCGGCATAGGGCTGGTCGAACTCGGGCCGCCGCCGCTCGCCGAGTTCGAGGCGGACCTCGTGATAGCTGCCGGGCACCGCGAAGAGCTGCGCGAGCTGGACCGAGCTCTCGCGCTGTTCGAAATCGCTCAGGCTGCGGCTGCTCTTCGCCTCGCGCAGGCAGAGGTCGAGGAAGCTCCAGCCGGCCAGATGGTTGCGGCTGCAGAGGCCGAGCGTCCGGTCGCGCCGCTCGTAGCCGCTCTCGCGGGCGCGCGAGATCGCGCCGTCCGCCTCGGCCTCGAGGAAGCGCCCCAGCCCCCAGGCGAGGCGCGCCTCGCCCTCGACGGCGATCCCCACGGTCGGGCCGGCTTTCGCGACATAGGCGGGATCGACTTCCAGCCAGCCGCCGGCGAAATCGATCCTCCGCTGGCCCACGCCGCCGTTCAGGTTGGGCGACCAGCCGAGGGTGGGCCGGGCGGTGACCTCGGTCAGGATCCAGTCCGGGGCCGGGCCCTCATGGAAGAAGCCCTGCGCAATCAGGTCCGACTTGAGCGCCAGGGTGCGGCTCCAGGGGCTCGCCTCGGCGGCGAAGGCGCGCCCCTGGGCGAAGATCCTCAGCCGCTCCGAGACCACCAGATCGCCGCTGCGGCCGAGCTCGTAGCTCTGCGCCGCGACCGCGGCCGGCAGGGCGGCTACGAGCGCGGCCAGCGCCGCAGCCTTCAT